CGATGACAATCGAATTCAACCGAGCAAAATCTTAGAACTACAGATGTACAGTAAGACTCCTTATAATTCTGTCCTGCTGATCGCCTGGTTGGTTGTAAAGAGCTACTTGAGACCGGGGAGACTGTGAGATGGGTAAGCAGCCGCTGACTCCGGAAGAGCTGACTTCTTGTCGTAGAGAAGGGATCATCTTCTGTTTCGGAGTTCTACACGACTTAAAAGAACTGGGATTGACCGACGTAGCATTCGACATCACTCCAGACAAGGGAATGGCACACTATGAATCTGTCAAAGATGATTGGAAGCGGTTCGTGGGAGAACAGCCGTTCTGTAATATGCTCATCATATGGGAGATCTCCAGACACGAAGAGTTCTGCGAGGGATCTGCTAAATTAGCGAGACGCTACAAACTGATCGGTGATTTCAATCACTTCTCGCCCAAGAAATCTGAGTCAACCAACGAATCGATAATCAGGTTCCATTTTGGCGGATTCTACTGATAAAACTGGAGACTGTGATGGTATTCATCCAGAACAACGATAGGGTCATGACGCCTGATCAATACAGTCCCCCACTGACTGACCAGCAGATTGAGACTCTCACGATCCGCGGGTATACACACGACACTGAGATCGAGGCGATGGAGAGGTGCTGCGAGTGGATTAAGTCGAGTCGTGCCGGAATGAAGAGTGCATACATCAGGCTAGGTAAGCAACTGAAAGAAGTACGGACCAAGCTGAACTCTCTGAAAGCTAAGAGCGACTAGAACGGATCGATCATGACGGAAGGCAATGGAGACGATCGAGGTAGATTAACAGCAAATGAAGAGCGCAAGCAGTTCCCCGAGGGGATGTATCCACAGCAACGGCTGACCCATGCCGAGGAGGACGCGCTCTGGTCCCACGTGATGGACTACGTCGAGAACGCGGGGATGGCACGCAACGACGGGCCGCAGCAGGGGTCGATCACCAGTCGCAACGAGCTGTTCCGAGCCTGGAGGCACAACCCGCTCCGGCTGATCAGCGAGGAGTGCGGCTATCCGGACACGATGGCGATCGAGCCAGACACGTACCGGACGTTCTACGACCGTGAACCGATCGCGACTCTGGTCTGTCAACTCTTACCGCGTGAGTCGTGGCAGGTATCTCCGCGGGTCTATGAGGACGAGGACCCGCAGAACGAGACCCCCTTCGAGAAGAGGTGGGCTGAAATCGACCGACTGCTTCACGGTCAGAGTTGGTATCGAGACATGAAGGGTTCCCAAATCTGGGAGCACCTGAGGAGGGCGGATGAGTTATCAGGGATTGGTAGCTTCGGGGTTTTACTCATGGGATTCAATGATGGACGTCGGTTGGATGAACCTGTACCAGGGGCACTTGGGGGAGGTACGCAGTTCGACACTGGAGGCGAACCCCTTTCACGTGTTGGCGTCTACTCCGGCGAGAAGGAAGGTCCACAGAGCCAGTCACAAGGGGGTCCAGGCTCAGGCGTCAACTCGCACAAGATCGGGAACCTCGTCGAGCCAAACAAGCTGACGCAGGGTGGACTGCCGCAGTATCGCTATGACAGCCAGCTGTTGGGTACTGACGCGCAGTACGTCGGCGTTCAACTCAGTCATGACATCATTCCCCCGAAGGGGAAGGGACAACAACTCGACCTACTATTCTTGAGGGCCTTCGATGAAAGTCTCGTCCAGATCGTCCAGTATGAAGCTGACCTTCGCAATCCACGATTTGGTCTCCCTGTCATGTATCGTATTACTCTTAATGATCCGCGGGAGCTGCACTCGGGAATTGGATTACCTCTTGCTACCATTAGGGTGCATTGGAGCCGCGTCATCCATCTCGCCGATAATCTTGGATCTTCTGAGATCTTTGGCGTCCCCCGGATGCGACCGGTCTTCAACCGACTGATCGACCTCGCGAAGGTCTACGGAGCCAGTGCACAGGGGTACTGGTACGGCGCGTTCATGGGCCTAGCATTCACGACGCATCCCCAGCTAGGTGGTGACGTGAAGATCGACGTGGCTCAGATGCGGCAGCAGTCGAGGGACTACTTCAAGCGACTGAACCGGGCGATCACCGCCAGCGGGATGAACGTGCAGCCCCTCGCACCGCAGGTCAGCGATCCGACGGCACAGATCAAGGCACTCTTGGAGTGCATCGCGATGCAACTGAGAGTCCCCATGCGGGTCTTCATGGGATCAGAACGAGGTGAACTCGCCAGCAGTCAAGACATGCAGGCCCACAATGGTAGACTCGCGTTTAGGCAGAACAACTACCTGACGCCGAGGGTCATCATACCGTTTGTGGACCGGTTGATTTCGGTTGGCGTGCTACCCGAGCCGAACAGCAAGGTCCCAACAGCAAATAAACGGATGAGAAGGTCTCTCATTGCTAACAAGAGGTACGGCTGGTGGACGACGTACCAGAGGTGGTTGGAGGGCGGCAACTGCGGAGGATACGAGGTTCACGAGGCCGAGCGAATTACGGTGAATGTGGAGTCCAAGGCCGAGAAGCGGCAGCTGCTGTTGGGATTGAGCCAAGAGGCTGACGCGACTGATCTGTATCCTCAGCCCGAGGCTTACGGTGGCCTGATCGTCCTGAACGAGGCCCCTCCGCAGGACGCTACTCAAGGACAAGGGGAGACAGACGAGGACCAAGCGGAAGATCCCACATCTGATGACGATGAATCAGACTCTACGACCGAGGAAGCTTCGGGTGGGTACGTCGTGGACTGGCCAGATATGGAGGCCCTAACGGACGCTGAGAAGGCGGCCATCGCCCAGCAGCTCTCCTCCGCGCTGGCGACCTATGTCCAGTCGGGTGCCGAGAACGTGTGTCCTCCCGCGATCTTCATGAGTGCGATCATGAGGCTGGACGAGGAGACGGCCAACATGATGATCGATGCCGCGATGGAAGCCCTGGAAGACCCCTCTGACCGGCTGACCCCTGACCCGATGGACCAGAAGGAACGAGAGAAGGAGGCTCACGAGACAGACCAGCAAGGCCAGCAACAGGGTCAGGAGCAGCAGGCCGAGAGCCACGACCAGAACCTCCAGCAAGGTCAAGAAGCTCACGAGAAGGCCATGAGCGAACCACCGCCGGACGAGGCCGATGAGGAGCCACCTGGCAAGCCTACGAGCAACGCCGACCGATCCAAGGCCGAGGCGTTCATGAGGAAGTACATGGGAACCGTAACGGGCAACGAGAAGGATGCGCTGGGACATGGGTCTGATGCTAAAGGGGAACGATCGCTGATAAGGAAAGGTAAAAAAGAATCTAGGCAGCAGAAAAAGTCAGACGAAATCCATCTCAAGAAGCTAGAAGGAAAGTCACCAGAGGAAGTCAATCAACTCATAGCGACTGACCACTACATTGGGGCAGCTATGAGTCGGCAGGGGATGAAATCATCTGACTTCAAGAGTCCGCCCGCGGGACCGATGCCTCCGGGGAGCAGCGACAAGGAACAGACTGGGGCGTAGGTTAAAATAGACGTGAAGGAGACGACGATGCGAGGAAGCTTGAAGTCCAAGGCCCACGCGGAGAGAGCCAAGATGGAGGGGATCTTTAGGATTCGAGAGCGAGTCTCTCCCAGGTGGCTGACGCTGGACAAGAGTCGTAATGACGTCTTCAACTGGCTGATGGGCGGCAGGGAGCGTAAGACCCTGAGACAGCAGAGGTGGGCCAAGATCGTCTACAAGCGCAGACGGTTGGAAGTCGTAGAATAACTGGAGAAGGCTATGAACAAAGAGAAAGCGATTGCTTATCTGAGGAACTGGAGGAATAGCGGCCCTGGGAATTGTTCAAACCTATTGCCATTGATCATTGACTTACTACTGGAAGGCCAATCAGAACCGACCAAGCCGCAGACCTACGGTGAGAAGATCGCTGAGGAGAGGATCACAGTGGGCGAGACGAGTAACTACGCTCGACTGACAAGCAAAGACGAAACCTTCGACGTTTGTTCTACATCCATGAGAAACGGATTGGATAGCAAGTTGAAATCATTCTTCTCATTGGATAGCAAGTTGAAATCATTCTTCTCAGCTGCACTCGACGAGGCGTTCGAGGCAGAGAAAGCTGCTGGAGTGAGCGAGTACATTACAAGTCGAGAGAGACCAGAGTGATCAAGCGAACCCATACACCTAGTAAGTGTCCGCTCTCCCGAGAGGAGGAGAATCAGCTCGTGGAAGCCGCGAAGGGCGGGGACGCGGTTGCCTTCGACCGGCTGTGGGAGACGTTCAAGTACATGGGCTTGAGGGTCGTGATCGCGAGGTGTCGCTTCGGGTTTACCAACGACGAGCGGGATCAGGTGATCAGGATCAGTCTGTGGGACGCTGTGAGGAAGTTCGACCCTTCCCGCAGGATCAGGTTCGGGACCTATGTGTTCAACTGGTTCAGGCAGGGAGCGAACAGGCTGTTGGACAACGAGGGATGTCGTATCATCAGAGTCCCGCGGACCCAAGCGACGACGACTTCGAGGACAGGATGCAAGCGGAAGTATCTGGATAGAACAACAGACGCCAAGCGGAGGATGCGGGAGGCCGCGATCTTCAGCTTGAGTACCGAGGCGAAGAGCGGAAGACCGAGACACGAAGGCGTCTCCAGCAGAGATCAGCTTGAAGTCTGGGAAGAGGTAGACACCAAGCTAGAAGTCGAAGCGACTCATGCACGATTGCGGCTAGTTCTCAGCGAACGATCGGTGAGCATCCTGGAACGTCGAGCTAGTGGGATGACGTTGAGGGCGATAGCGGAGTCTGAGGGAATAACCCACGAGCGAGTTAAGCAGATCCAGGTCAACGCGATCATCAAGTTGCAACGGAGGTATCCAAGTCTCCTGCGTTGTACGAGTCGTAGGAACAGCTCAAGGAGGGCAGTATGAAAGTGGTGCTCATCGACGGCTGCCAGGTGCCGCAGATCGTGATCCCCAAGAACTCGATTCACAAGTTCTCGATGGCTCAGGTTCCGATCGAGCTGGCTGAGTCGGGGATCGAGACGAAGGATAGACTCGTCCACTCGGTGACCTATGGCAAGCGAACGTATCACATGATCTGCTTCGACACGAACCTCTGGATAGACATGGAGACCGGCGACGTCGTTACGATCGAGGTAAGCAAGTAGGAACGACGAGATGACAGATGAAAGAGAGTCGTATGGAAAGGATAGGATTGAGATGAATGAGGAAGCCCTGACCTGTGGGACGTGCAGGAACTGGATCAAGTTGCCCCCGAACATCGCAGCCTTGAAGGAGGTCAGGGGGCAGTGTCGAGCGATCCCGCCTCAGGCGATGCCCTTGTACTCGGCAAGGCAGCAGATGACGAGCGAGGGCATGTTGCTGATCCTGACCCCAGTCCTCGACGCTCATAGTGTCAACGCGGCCTATCCAGTTCTTCCTCCCGAGTTCCCTGCCTGCGGTCAACACGTCAGGCGAGAGACCTGGCAGCAGGGGAACTACGACGCAGAGGAGGGAGTGCTGTGATGCCGATGCCGATCGAGTGTTCACTAGGTTCGCTGCCGTCAAAGGAAAGTCCTTGGTCGGTCAGCATGATCCCGGAAGAGGGAGCTGCGTTGCTGATGACCGAGTTGAAGTCAGTTCCAAGATACTCGAACCTTTGGAGCTGGTTTAGGAAACGACCCACCTCTTATGACGTCATCTGTCGATTCGCGTTCAACTTCGATTTGCCAGTAGTTGAGACATTCACGAACGTCACTTATCGTCCGAAGGGGATACTGTAATGGTCAGTAAAACGAGGCAGATCCAAATCGGTTATCTAGCCGAAGGTCGTTGTGAGTGTGGGCGAACGAAACGCCCAGATCGGTATCGCTGTGAAGTCTGCTTGGCAAAGCATCGTAGGATCAAGTTGGAGAAGAGACATGTCAGCTGACAGACGTGAGATTGTCGTTCAGGATCAGGGGAAGATCGTCGTCGTGACTAACGACAAGGAAGTCGAACTGGGGATCGAGAGCCCCTGCTGCACCTGCGTCGCCCCCGTCTTCCGGTTGAACCTGTTCAGAGCGAGAGCCCTGAGAGCCGCACTGACAGACGCGATCGTCAACCTCGTCGGGACCGAGGCGAAGAGGAACGACTCGATCGAGGAGGAAGCTGAGTGATCTACAACATGCAAAACACGTGTGACACTGGTAGGTTCGTCGAGAAGATCATCGACGCTGGGGGGAGGGTCGTGTCAAGTAACGAGGCGTCGTCTAAGATTGGAGCGATCGAGTGCGACACGGAGACCGGCAGGGTCTACGGCCTGAAGCGAGAGAATGGAAAGTACGTGTACTACTATGACAAGGGAGAGGCCGTGAGGATGACGGAGTACTTCCCTGCTCCGCTGCGAGTCGTCTTCTTTGACGATCCTAAGACACCCAAGCCTGAGACTTGGCGTGACCGCTCGCCGTTGTTGCGAGAGGGAGTCGAGTAGGTGACCAGTTCGCACTGTCCTTACAAGCTGCTCCCCGAGACACTGAGGATGTTTGTAGACACTGAGATCGCAGTACAGACTGGTAAGGGAGTCTGGCCTGAGTTGAATTTCTTCACGCCTAACAAGGACGGCATACCTCCGCTGATGATGATCTATGATAGGCTGAAGAAGGAACCCAACCTCTCTGATGTCCACTACACAATCGGTCCTTACGGATTTAGCATGTGGGTCATGAAGACGATCGGCGGACACGTATTGGAGATATGATGAACTCGATCAAGCTGCACCCCGACCACTGGGACGACTTCCGATTGAGGGAGTTCTCGGAAGCGATCGACGTTCACAACCGACGGTTCAGAGTCGGTAACGCTCAGAGCGAAGAGTCGATCACGGCTGAGGAACACGAGGAGCGAGAGAGTCGCATCCCACTGTACGCCGAGAGAGCTAAGGAACGTCTCAACCTGTTCACGGGGAAGGGTAACTGATGCTCCTGAAGCCTAAGATGAGGAAGCTCCCCAAGCGGACGAAGGCCGTGTCCAAGAGGCGAAAGATGATCGCGAGGAAGGAACTCGCGGTCCGCAACGCTTTCTGTCCAACCGGCGAAGGTGGAGGCCAGGACAACAGCTGTTCGTCCCACGGCAAGTTTGAACTTGGGAAAGGGATTGATCTTCCAAATAAACCGCTAGAAAAAGCGATTAGTAATCCGAAGCGACTTCCGAAAGAAGTCGGTGGCCATCGGGTAGTCTACCTGGAAGAGATGAACAACGAGGGTCGAGCGGACCCAGATGGAACTATCAAAGTCGGCCCGAAGTTCTTCAAGCTGGACGTCGACCAGCAGAATCACGTCTTGATTCACGAGTGGGTCCATCAGAAGAACATTGAGACGTCGGTGATGATGGACAACGAGTTCTGGGATCGACTACGCAGCGGAAAGATGTGGGGCAAGCCGGAGGGCGAGTACAATGTCGTCTGGGGACCAGGAGGCAACACCCCAAATGAGAATATCGTTGAGACGACGATCGCGATGGTCACTGAGCCAGGCTGGGTGAAGGAGAAGTATTCTGGCGCGTACGACTACTTTAGTAAGAAAGTCTTCAGAAATGGTGGACGAGATCTTCAATCTGAGAACCGGGGAGTGGCTAATCTATCTGGGCGAGTCAAAGATAACATCTCTCATCGCGGCTCACGCCCAGTCGCTGCGGGATTACAACACCTGGGACTATCGAGCAAAATACCGCTATCTGGTAGTGAGCAACAAGCTGACTCTAAGGTGCGGGGACTTCGCCATATTCAAAAGAAGCCGACCGTCAACGCCTTTTGTCCGACTGGAGAAGGGGGAGGTCAGGATAATTCCTGCTCGTCCCACGGTGGAGGATCGAAGGTAATTGAGACTCCTGAGTTCAAGAAGTGGTTTGGAGACTCGAAGGTCGTCGACGCTCAAGGCAAGCCGGCTGTTGTGTGGCACTCATCTGAAGCATTTTTTACTGCGTTTGATCCCGCAAAAATTGGGAGTGGATTCAAGGAGGGGTACGACGGAATTAGAGTGATCGGTAAAGACGGTCAGACGATGGAGTACGTCGCCTTTCATCCGACGCAGATTAAGTCAACAGAGAATCGAGGAACGTTCGACGCTAAAGACCCAATCATCACGAACCGCAAGCGTCTAGCGACCGTCAATGCCAAGCGAAATCCGCTCAAAGCCGACCCAACCAGAACGGCGTCTCTCCGCAGGAGGTTCATCGCGGACCTCACCCGTAGGTTCAACATCCTCAAGCGGCGGATCTACAAGCTGATCGTCGAGGAGGACGCCTTCGGACTCAAGTCGAGCAACCACAATCCGTTTACAGCGAACGCTAATTTTTCCAGTACGCAGGTCAACGTCGACGATGCCTTCGTCGAGCAGCAGATCAAGAGGATTCAGGCGGCGATTAACCCTTCAGACATCGTCGAGCTGGAGGACGAGCCGCACGTCACGGTTCGATACGGTCTGCACGATCAGGACTCGGCGAGGGTCGAGAAGCTGCTGAGTGAGTGTGGGCCGATCTACGCGAGACTCGGACGGCTATCCCTCTTCAAGTCGCCAGAGCAGGACGTTCTGAAGATCGACGTCCGCAGCAACCAGATGGACGGACTCAACCGGCGACTGAAGCTACTCCCGAATACCGAGACGTTCCGTGAGTACCATCCCCACCTCACGATCGCCTACCTCAAGCCAGGGACCGGACAGAAGTACCTTGACATCCCGACCCAGCTCGAACACAGCAAACTGTTGTTCAAGTCGCTGGTGTTCTCCAACAAGGACCGCGAGAAGACTGAGCTGATGCTGACGGCGAACGCTTTTTGTCCTACCGGACCGGGAGGTGGGATAGATCCGACGTGTTCATTGTCCCCACAGGAGGCAAGTTCGTTAATCTCAAAGATTCGCGGGGGTGACGAGCGGTCTAAAAATAAGGGAGACATACGACCAGAACAGATCAACAAGTCACAAGTAATTCGGCAAGTTCCGCTCAAGTCAATTCCGCAATCGATTATCGAGTCGCTACGAGAATCCACAGATCGAGCGAGAGTCGCAAAGTACGCAACCCAGAAGATCGACACACCTGTGGTCTTAGTCCCCCTCAGAAAGACAAGCGGGTTTGGAGTTTCTGACGGGGGACATCGGATACTTGCGGCGATCGAACGGGGCGACACTCACATCAACGCGATCATTCCGGCAGACTCTCAAGATAGATTAACAGCGAATACTCGCTTCAAGTTTCACACGACGAGCGAGCAGGTCGAGGCTTTTCGCCAGTGGTTGGCCCAGCAGACGCAGTACCTGATCCTCGGAACCTCGCTGCGGGAGATCGAGGACGCTTGGTGGAAGCAGTACGTCATGGAGGGTTATGAGAAAGGTGCTGGAAGAGCCTTCTCAGACGTCCGCAAGCCAAAGACGAGCGACAATGTGAAGTTGGACTTCTTCAACGGCACGAAGGATCAGTTTCTGCGAGAGTCGTTTGCCCACCCCGTCTCAGTCGACAAGGTCAAGCTGCTGAGTGGGAGGGTCTACACCGAGCTGAAGGGCGTGACGGAGGCGATGAGTCAGAACCTCGTGAGGACCTTGACCGATGGGCTGGTCCAGGGAGACTCACCGAGAGAGATCGCGAGGGACATCAACGAGCGAGTCGACGGGATCGGCAGGCAAAGGGCGGACGTCATCGCGAGAACTGAAATAATCAGAGCCCACGCGGACGGACAGCTGAACGCTCTCCGCGATCTCGGTGTTGAGCAGGTGGGCGTCCTTGTGGAATTTTCAAGTACGCAGGACGATCTTGTTTGTCCTGAATGTGAGGCGTTGGAAGGGATCGTAATCACGATCGACGAGGCGGAAGGTCAAATCCCAGTTCATCCGCAGTGTCGTTGTGCTTGGATTCCTGCGAATGTCGGCGAGGACGAGAAGGATCAGGTTAGGGGCAAGGAGGACGTCGACGACGCGATCGAGGAGGCCAATGACTTGGGGGCAGACATCGACTCGAAGATCAGCAAAGAGCGACCAGAGAGCATTCTGAACTTCGATCCTGACGAGGCTCGTGACGAGAAGGGAGAGTGGACAAGTGGCGGAGGAACTTCAGAAGGTAAGCCAGAATCTTACAAGGACATTAAAAAGCGGATAATGAAAGAGTGGCCGAGGGCGGGCAAGATGGTTGGCGGTCTTCGAGCGTTGCGAGGAGTCCCAGTACCGAATACTGATTCGATCAGTGCCTCGATGACAGACTACGAGGAGTTGCCCGGAATCCGTGAGGTTCCCCTCTCGGCTTTCAAGGGCCTCGGTAATAAGTCGTACTCCACGGAGCGAGATGAGAAGGTAGACAAGCTCGCGGCTAGAATCAAGAAGTCTGGTAAGATCGTCCCCCTAATCGTCGTCTACGATAAGCATCCTGACAACCCGAGTTACATTCTGGAAGGAGGGCATCGCTCTGACGCACTGGCGAGACTCGGAGTGAAGTCGCTGCCGGCCCTCGTCGTACTGGATCGTGGAGCGATACGCGAGCACTCTAAGAAAGCCTCTACAAAGAACTCTGAAAGTATTCTCAACCGAATTTGGAACGCCTTGAGAGGGAAGAGGACCGATAACGCATTTTGTCCCACAGGGCTTGGAGGAGGCGTCGACGATTCGTGCTCGCCTGGGGGCGGGCCAAGTGGGATTGACATCGGTAAGTTAGGAACTACGCCGCACGACGAATGGAAGAACCTCAAGGGCGACTCCAAGTTCATCTACCACGCAACGAATCTGGACAACCTACACGACATTAGTCAGGGTAAACTGGAGCCGCACAAGCCCAGCTTCGGGACTGACCAAAGAGAATGGCCTGACGGGTCTCGTGAGAAGCGGAGCTACTTTAGCCACGAGCCTTCCATTGCTTGGCAGTTCGCCCCCGAAGAAGGAAAGCCAGTATTGCTGAGGATTCCCCGCGGTCCGAAACTGAAACAAGAGTCGACGGGGGACTACTACACAACGGCACACGTCGGGCGGGAGAAGGTTGAAGTTTCTACGAAGAATGGCTGGGTTAATCTGTCAAGTGGCCAAATGACTGAAAATGCAGAAGTGATGAACGTAGCGACTGTGAACCTGTTCGTGTATGGGACGTTCAAGGATGCAGGCACGCTCGACCGAGTCGCTGGTCGTGACGTCTCTCGTGAAGAGGCGACGCTGGATGGCTACCGACACGATACGGGTACTGACGGTTACAGCTACCTCCGACGAGATCCCTCCGCGTCGGTCCCCGGCTTCCTCGTCCGTCTGACCCCGCAGGAGCTACAGAAGACTGATCGCTGGGAAACTCGTTACGAACGGGAGTGGGTTACTCTCAAAGATGGGACTCGTGCCTGGGCCTACTTCATCGACCCAAAGGACGTAGACAAGTCGTGACGTTTCATCATCTCAAATTCATGACGAAGTTGAGGCTGCGACGGCTGATCTGTCGACTGATCGGTCACGACAACGAGTTCATCGAGTCTAGCGAGATGGAGCCATATGCCTTCCTGAAGTGTCGCCGCTGTTGGTACTGCGAGGAGCGAGTCCCGATCTCGTTCAAGCAGTGGTGCCTCGCCAAGTTCAGGTACGACCAGATGTCGGAAGAGCTATACGAGATCAACACGCGAGGTTTGTAGAAGTGAATAGGACTCAGGCTATCTATTGGGTGCTCATCTGCTTCTACGTGTTACTATTCGCGTCTGAATCTTACGACCGTAACTGGTCCAAGTCAGTCTATTGGGTTGGTGCTCTGATTCTGACATTCGCACTTATGAAAATGAAGTAGGAGCTTGATTGATGTCGAATGGAGTCAAGCCACAGTTCACTGAGACTCAGCAGAAGATCGTCAACCTGCTGAGTGACGGAAACGCACACCAGCGGAAGAAGCTCCATGTACTTCTACCAGATCCGCAGAGCAAACTTAGCTCCATCAACATCCACATCAGCCGCATTCGAGAGAAGATCGAGCCACAGGGATACACGATCGTTTGCGAGCTGGTGAACCGACAGATCTGTTATCGTCACGTCAGACTGTTGCATCCTGACTCTCCGGTGCCTGGCTACAATCATCACAACACGCTGAAGAGACAACAACGAGCCGCCGACTGGGACGAGAGATAGTTTATTACGATAAACTTCTTCAGTCTCAGTTATCGTTGACATAGCCTCAAATCTATTTATCTCCGCTGCTCTCCCCCTTAATTTAAGGGCATGAGCACCTCGACAAAGCTCGGCAGTGCCAAATCTCTCGTCGCCAATCATCGGCAGACAGAAACTCATCCAGTCTTCCAAGAGATCGTCGCCAACCTCTCAACGGGGAAGGTCAGACGCGAGCGACTCGATGGTAATACTTACCTCGTCGCTCACGCCACGATCCTGAAGCAGGGAGTTCTGAACGGCAGCAAGGGTGCGCTGTTCTACCCCGACTCCGAGATCGCGAAGAACTACAGGGATTGGGACGGGGTCCTCCTAACTCTGTACCACCCGATGGCCGCCAACGGCGAGCACCTCTCCGCCAACCATCCCGGCGTCTCTGACCGTCAGGGAATCGGCTTCGTTAAGCGACCGAGACTCGAAGGCAAGCTGAGGGTCAACGCCTTCTTCGACGAGACCAAGCTGACTCAGATGGCCAAGTCAAATACAGAAGCGAGGAGAGTCTTGAACGCTCTCGAAAACGGCGAGCCCCTCGAACTCTCAACTGGGTTGTTCACCGAGAACGAGAAGGCAGCGGTCGGTTCGAACTATCGCGGCAAGCCCTACGAGTTCGTCGCCCGCAATTACACCCCGGACCACGTGGCTGTCCTTCCGGGTCAGGTCGGTGCGTGCTCGAACAACGACGGCTGCGGAATCCTGGTGAACAGCAGCAGCCAAGTCCAAACTGAACTCGACCTCCTCGTCAACGGTGGACCCGGTTCTGGCCCACGACCCGGAGTCAAATTCGTTCAAAGAAAAAATCCCTCATTTAGTAGGCCAGAAACCCACGTTGCAAAAACTGACAAAGGAACATACTCGATCACACCAACAGAGAGCGGACATCATTTAACCTATGAAACTGGAAGACAAAGAGAAAATTGGACAGTAGGCCAATCTACTTTCAAATCTCTTGGAGTACATCCAACTGTCGACGCAGCTAAGTCTGCCGCTGATTCACACTACTCCTCTCCAGCAAATAATTCTTCCTATCTACTTGTCAACGCTAAGAAGGAAAGAGACATGGGACCGGAGGACGACGAGGATGAGGAAGACGACGACGAGGTGACCGACAACGAGCCAGAGACGGTCGAGGGGATGGAGGACGAGGAAGCTGGCGGGGGTGACGTCCCTACGCCAACCGGCAACCAGGAGCGGAAGCGAACCTTCCGAGGCTGGCTGGGTGAGCTGCTGAAGATCGCCAACGATCCTAACTACGAGCCAACGAACAACGGAGGCCCAGGTAGTGGCCCGCAAGGCGGTGGTAGTAGTCCTAAGAAATTCGATGAGATTAGAGAAGAACACGTAGCTCCAATCATCGAGCATCTACGAGCAGGCAGAAACTCAGAAGCACAGTCTCATATGGATGCCCTGCTAAAAGGAGTAAAGGCGAAGGATTGGGAAGCTCGATTGTTAGCTGAAAAGGTCAAAGAAAAAGCTGGAGTAAAACAACAAACACGAGCCGAAAGAAAAGCTGCGGCTAAAGAGATCACAGGAAATACGTGTGGAAAATGCGGGGGAACTGGAATTGTAACGAAATGGTTTGGCGAACCTCCTCGCACTGGAGCTACGACTAGTTGCGGAAGATGTGGAGGTAACGGTAAAAGTTTACTACATAACCGTAAGTTCGCGAGACTGCTGGAAGCGACGTATAACGCTCGGTGGCCGGAGGAACGTAAGCAGCAGACCCAGCAGCGAGACTTCGCCGGACGTTACCCCATCGCCAACCAAGCGGACCTCGACGCCGTCTGCTACTTGGTCGAGAACGGTGGACCTGGAAGTGGGCCACACGCTGGGGGCGGATCTGCGGCGAGACAGGCTTCTGAAAACGCTTCTACAAAGACGGCAGAAGCTGGAAAGAATTATGGGTCGAGTAATTATTTCAAAATGATGGCTCAACGAGCTGTGGATCATGCAAACCAGGGAAATCACACAGCGGCTGCGAAAGAGCACACGAAACTTGCAGCTGACCACCGAGACTCTGCGAAGTTGTATCCAGGTATTTCATTAAGCCATTTGGCAGCTGCGAAAGCGCATGAGACGGCAGCTACTGCTCATTTGGCAATGACCCATAACCGCGACATCTCGCAAAAAACTCGCGACAAGATGCCCGAGTCGGACTTCGCTGGAAGCGGTACTTCGTTCCCGATCAAGACCCAGGCCGACGTCGAGGCCGCTGCCCACTCGCTCGGAAGGACGGGTCAGGACCGAGACAAGATCAAGTCGAGGATCAAGTCGATCGCCAAGCGGAAAGGACTGACGCTACCTGACTCGATGAAGGACGACGAGAAACCTGCTGACAACGAAGACCTGAACCTGAAGGTCGACGGTATTGGCCTCGACCAGAACAAGCCAGCGCTGAAGAACGCCTCAAAGGCCGCGAAGGGGAGTTTCAGACCGATGGGAAGCAGCTACCTTTCAAGCAACACGACGAGCGGCAAGCAGATGAGCCACGACGAGATCCGCGGGCACCTTCAGAAGGGCCTTGATCAGTCCTCGACTCACGACGAACCCCAGCCCCTGATCCACTCAGTCTACGACGACCACTGCGTCTACTCGAAGGGGGGTGATCTCTTCAAGCAGGGCTACACGAAGTCCAAGACGAGCGACGGTAGGCAAGTAGCTGAACTCGATAAGGAAGAGCCTGAGAAGGTTCTCAAGGGCGAGTCGATCTATCCAGATGACGTCGACACTTCGGCGAAGTATCACGGACAGAAGCTAACCTCCGACAACCCAACTGCGAACGAAAAAGATGCTCTTGGTCATGGATCAGATAAGCGAGGGCAGGAGGGTAAAAGTTCCTTACCTAACCGAGCTAAGGACGCCAGTTCAAGCGCCGAAGCAATGAGTGGTCTGGCAGGGTCGATGACTGACCGATTGAAGGGCGCTGTCGCTGAGGCGAGAGGACATGCTACGAACGCACTGGCTGCTGCGGGAAAAGGAGAGCACGGATCAGCGGCCGGATTCCATATGAAAGCGGCAGAGAGACACTACGCTCTGGCGACCCATCCTGACAACGAAGGAACGTACTTCGCTAACGCCAATATGAAGGCTTCAGACGCGCACGATGCAGCGGCCAAGTTGCAAATGCAGATGCAACGTCGGGGTGGCATTAAAAAATCTACCAACAATTCCATGTTCCGTAAGGAGATCACGATGAGGAAGTTCACTGCGGACGAGAGGGATCTGCTCACGGAGCAACTCGTCGCGAACTGTGACTGCGAAGACCGAGCCGAGGAAGTTCAGAACGAACTGAACGAGCTTTCCGACGAGGCGTTCGGCCTCGTGGCCAACTCGATCACATCGAATGTGACGCCGGGTGGGACGAGGGTCGGCGATGGCAAGAAGATGATCCCTGCCTCCAAGGGTGGAGGCGACACGGGTTCGTATCCTTCGAGCGGTGTGAAGGGGGGTAATCAAGACGCGGACGCTGATGGAGACCCGCAGAAGGGGACGGCAGCTGCGAAAGCAGGATTGGGGGTTCATACGGAAGGCAAGTCACCACGCAAGACGGGGAAGCAAGTCATGGGCATCGAGGACGTCACGACCGACAACCAGCTCAGCTGGGAGGAGTGGGTCGCCAGCCCTGAGTTCAAGAGCCTGCCGAAGATCGTGCAGAACACGCACCTTCAGTCGAAGAGATGGTGGGATGATCAAAAATCATCGCTGATCAATCAGCTCGTCTCGAACATGGAAGGCGACGAGCGGAAGCAGCGGGAGACGTTCTACGGGGCGATGGAGCCGGACGCGCTCCAGACGATCCTCGAAGACCGCGAACGATCGACTCCGACTCGTAACGTCCGAGTTCACGTCCCGCCGGTCCCGAACTACGTCGGTGCAGCCGGTGGTCCCTCGGCGGGAATTGGTGGCTCCGGAAACCGTCAACTGTCTACCAAGGACATGGACGCTGACCAGCTCCTGCCGCCAACTGTGAACTGGTCGAAGGTCAGCGAGGAGAACGCCAAGCACTTCGCCAAGAGCAAGGTGTCGGCCAGCTAGGGCATCTCGTACTAACCCCTCGACAAGCTCGGGGCAGGCTCAACCAAACAAGGATTCATAAAGGAGATTCGGGATGCTCGGCAACGAGATCATCGTCAGTACGATCTACGAGCGCGCGATGGAGACGGAGTGCACGATTGTCGGTACTCCCTACCCTGGCACGTTCATGACCCTGGTGCCAGCAGTGGCTCCGATCGGAGGCTATATCGCCCAGCCCGCGACGGCCCCCGTGATCGGTCGGTTCAGCTGGCAGGCTTACGCTCCCTACGGGGGAGTCGACGGACAGAAGTCGACGATTACGGCCCTCTTGCTGCCGGACTACAACCAGGGGATGGGGCCGACGACGCAGTACGCCAACGGCTCGCGGGGATATCTGTACTTCCCGCTGCCGGGCGACCAGTACAACGCGCTCGTTTCCTCTGTACCGGTCGCTGGTACGGCGGACAACCACGTCATCGGCGACATCATGGCGATTCAGTGGGGCACGGGAGTCTTGGAGAGAGACGTGGCCCTTGCCAAGAACAAGGACGTCTGCCAACTGCTGGAGACGATCAACGCGATCGCAGTCAATACGCTCATGTGGTGCATGGGCATCTAGTCCCCTCGCGAGAGGGATCGAGAGAATTAACTTTTCGCAAGGGAGAATCAAATAATGGCTCAAGACTTCATTCTCAACGGCTCTGGGTACGGACCCGTGGCCGAGGCGCTGGTCAGTGACGGACTGGACGTCGGTCTTCGTCGTCCGTTCAAGGTGACGAATCCCCGCAGTCCGAACTACGGCAAGACGTGCGTCACGGTCAACACCGGGCGCAGGCGGGAGGTGACTGACAATCAAGGTCAGCTGGTCTACAACGAACTAGGATTGCCGACGACCCAGGCAGTCATGGAGACGGTTCGAGTCAGTGACCTGATCGCCAACGGTGACGGCCTGCCGGTGCCCGTCACGAACGCGACGACTCTCCGAAAAGAAGAGTGGATCGAGCTGGACCAGGTGATCCTGCGTGAAGCGAGATACCGTCTTCGGGCCTGGGCTGACCTGGCCAATGCGAACTCGTTCGGCGGGTTCAACGGGATGTCAAAGCTGATCCTCGAACACGAGACGATGAGCGACCCTGGAGCCGCGGTCCAGGACATGGATGGCATCTCTCCGGCCTTCGCTGACAGTCCGCTGTTCCAGCTCCAGGGCCTGCCGCTGCCGATCACGCACGCGGACTTCTGGTTCCCCAGTCGGCGACTCTCAATTTCGCGGAACACGGGCACCCCGCTGGACACCGTGATGGGTGAGGCGGCTGGACGGAGAGTCGCGGAACTCATCGAGCAGACCCTGATCGGCACGATCTCGGGGATCACGCTGGGCAGTCCTTCGGGATGGACTCCCGCCTACGGTCGTGCGAACTCGGTCTACGGCTATACGAACTTCCCACCAGCCCTGACCTACACGGGATCGGTTCCTACGGCTGGCGGATATACCGCGTCGAAGACCCTGGCCGACGTCCTCTCCATGATCGACGTCCTCACGGCCAACAAGTTCTACGGTCCCTTCATGCTGTATCACACAGGCAACTGGGACCACGTCCTGGACAACGACTACATTCTCACCGGCGGCAACGTGGCAACTCAGACGCTGCGAAATCGCTTGCGAAGTATCGAAATCATCCAGGACGTTCGCCGCTTGGACTTCTTCCTGGACAACACCTACAACACCGGGCCGTTCAAGATGCTGCTTGTGCAGATGACCCCGGACGTGGCCCGCGCCGTCAACGGAATGGACATCACGACCGTCCAGTGGGAGGCGATGGGTGGCATGAAGCTGAACTTCAAGGTCATGGCGATCCAGGTTCCCCAGCTCCGTGCGACCTTTGCTGGGAATTGCGGAATTTTGTACGCACAATTCGCATAGTATTTGCCTAACATTTGGGTAAAATAGTTTAAGACTTTTAATGAACTGAGGACATGACATGGTGACAGCTGAGTTAGAACGCCCAGTAGAGGCGAAGAAGACTCCCGAGGCTCCCAAGCCCAAGAAGTACAAGTTCCGATTGAACTACTCAACCTACGTGGCCAACCAGGGCTACGAGCACATCTTCGTGGAGGTCTACAACGAGCAGGGAGAGGTCGTCGGGAAGAAGCCTGTCGACCTCCGTGCCAAGCCGCCCAAGATCTACCGTGCCCTTTCCCCGACCGGGAAGAAGGTCCACCCCGATGACTGCAACATCATCGAGACGGACCTGGAGCTGGACGTCCTGTTCCCCACGCTGCCCTCGACGAACTATCCCTTGCAAAAGTTCACGCGGTTGAGCGGTCCTTCGGGCGTCCCCCTGGACGATGCAGCGCAGGAGGCGTATCGGCTCGGAGTCGAGGAAGGAATGAAGCGAGCGAGGGGAGAGCAGCCAGTGGACTCGATCGGAGATCCGGTCGTAGCCGCCCCAGTAGAGTCGGCTTCAGGAGTCGACATCCGGGCGACCTACGAAGCGATGACCGAGGACGACCTGCGACAGTTAGCAGCGAGCGAGGAGATCGACCTCAACGGATGCCGTACCAAGAAGCAGGTCATCGACCGCTTCATGCATTCCTAATCAATAAAGACACCGACGGCGAAGAAACACACTAGCTAGGAGACCGAACGATGCCAACAAATCCCCCAGTCGAACCCAAGAAGAAGGTCCGTAAGTTCCGGTTGATGTCTGGCTACGGCAAGCACACCGACTCGAAGGGCAGCCACGCTCCTGGAGACGTCGTGACGGTTGAGTACGACGACTATGCTGGCGATCCTTCCGACGAAGAAGCGAAGAACAAGCACCACGACCCACACGACCTCTCCAAGGCGTTCCTTGGACAGCCCAGTAATCCCCGCTTCGTGGAGTTCAAGGACGGCGAGCCTCTCCCCAAGCTGAAGGAAGAGCAGCCAGCGACGACTGGTCCTCGCATCTAGTCAGTCATATTAACCACGTCGTCTACGTCAGTAACTGGAGCGACAGGTGCCATTAAGGACGAACGACTCGACGGTTCGCTCGACAATCAAGATGTCGCCGACGACGCCGACAGCCATCTTCATCCTGATGGCCAACTCGCTAACGAACCAGGTCGCTCTAAACGACGCCTACGCTCAGCTCGACGCCAACACGTTGCTCTGCATCGAGACGCTGCTCGCCTGTCACTACATCGCGAGTCACCCCGACGAGCAGCAGTACGCTTCGAGGACGACTGAGGGAGCCTCTGCTTCGTTTCAAGGCCAGTTCACGGTCGCTCTCAAATCGACGAAGTATGGGCAGGACGCGATGATGCTGGACGTGACGAACTACCTCGCTCGACACTCGAAGGAGGTCGAGGACGGATACCGACGAGTCGCCGGTATCGCCTCCCTGGCGGGACATCAGTGGCCTGCGAGTGTGAACGAACTGGATGAGGGACCCGAGGACTAGAGATGAATTCATTTAGCTACAAGTACGTCATTGGAGTAGTGCTTACCGTCTTAGTTCTACTCTCAGCGTTTTTAGGAATTGGCGGAGTTTGGGGTTGGATCAAGGGCGACTCGGCCTGGCAGGTCTTTTTGACGTTCTTGATCGTTGGTGGTACGGTCGCAGTCGTGACTTACGTCGCACATGCCTTCTTCGGAGTCGGCTAGTGCCACCACTTGAGTCAATGGATCGGAACCAACTAGCGACTCTCTGGACGAACACGGGAGCGGGTAACTACGGGACTCCGATCGTCTCAGCGACGTCTCAGAAACTACTTGTGAGGTGGATCGACACTGTGGAGGAAGGGACCAACGAGCAGGGAGAGGTCATCAGCGTCTCGGCGACAGTCGTGATCGATCCCACGATACCGATCCCTCCAGTTGGGAGCCTACTGCGTTACGGTTATCCGCCACCGGTTGGTTTGAGTCCAGGGAACCTGATGAGAGTTGCAAACTACAAGCACGGACGAGACATCAAAGGTAGAAACCAGCGAGTCGTGCTCGTCCTCGAACGATACAAGAACAGCCTGCCACTGGCAGCGACAGCGTAAAGGAGACTCCTGATGAACGCACTCATGACGTTAGGTCAAGTGGTCGGCGGCGGGATGGGGATCGTCCAGATGGTTGTCGTCGGGATCATCATCATCGCGGTCATCGCAATCGGAGTCGTCGCGGTTAAGGCGATGGGTCTCTCGTTCCCGCCCTGGGTCGTGACGATCTTCTGGATCGCCGTGATCGCAATCGTTGCTATTTTTGCGATCAAGCTGCTCATCGGTCTGTTCTGAGTTGATCATGGTCGCTAGTTGCAGTTCTACATTGAGTTGACCAATTAAGAATCAAGGCGAACGGATGACCACGAAGCAAGAGATGGCAGACGCTTTGGCTCTGGCGTCTAAGCAGCCCACCAAGGGGCATGCAGACGAGATGTCTCCACTCACCATCAACCTCGCCAAGGCAGAGCACGTTCGTATACTCTTGGCCCTCATCCTGCACACCGCGGTCGTGCTGGGTTCAGTCATCGCAGTGATCTGGTCAGCAACGGCCACGATCAACACTCGACTCTTGTCGCTGGAGATCCACAGAGACAGAGACCACGAAGAGTTCAAGACGATGGCCGTCGACTTCAAGATCATCGCCATCCAAGTGTTGCGGAACCAGGAGGGCGTCAAGAGTCTGAACGACCGAGTGGGCAGAGGCGGTAAATGATGCCGTCGAAAAGTTCAAATTTTGAAAAGGAAATCGCTGTATGGCAAAGCGCAAAGCACATGAATTGGTAACGCCAGCGGTTCCAATCGCACCAACACTGGTCCGCGTCCAAGGTGCCCCGACAGGTCCCGGAGATTATCGCGTCAAGCTCACGGCGTCCGCCTCGCAGGACGAGCCACGCCCTGAGGTGTTGAGCGTCGATTCGGTCGACGAGATCTTCATCTATGGTCGACCGAAAGGGTTCTTCGGCATGGCCGGGTTCAAGATCGACAAGCAAGTGATCGAGTGGTTCGAGAAACTGCCCTGACGGTCTCTCTGTTCGTAGCGACTTACTTTTTATAGGTAAACGGATGAGCGAAGCGGACATCAAGCTGCCGATCCCGAGGAGCTGGTTCAACAACCTGGCTCTGAAGATCAGCGGGACCGTAATCAGTGCTGTCATCCTCAGCATGTTCGCCGCGGTCGGTACGGCCTACCACTTCATGAGCGACACGAAGGAGAGACTCTCGGTCCTGGAGACTGAGATGAAGGGCCTGATCGGAGAGACGAACCAGCGAGTTGACCTCGTCGACCGCAGGGTGGAAGCTGCGATGAGGAAGTCCAAGATGCACGAGCAGCAGATCGCTGGCTTGCAGAGAGAAGACCGCGAGATACACCAGGTCATGAAGGTCCAGGGTCGAGAGCCGCAGGAACCAGTACCGAGCGGGAAGTGAGATGACTCATCTGTTCTCGTTACTGTTAGTTCTCTGGCTCGCCCTGCCCGTCGTCGCAGGACAGGGAAGGCAGACGCTCGTCGTCGAGACAAGCTACGACTATGGGACTGTCTGCCGTTGGTTAGAGAGGAACGCCGACCGAGTTCGGGAGAGCAGTGGGGCGATGACGGTTGGGAGGGACGGAACGACCTCCACCGTCCAGAGCGAGACGAAGCGCGGTATCGAGGTCTTCAGAATCAGACAGTACGGAGCCAAGGGAAGATATCGAGCCGTCTTCGTCCAGTCGCTGAAGGGATCTGTCACGGACTTCGAGTGCCACATCGACATCCGACCATTACCAGAGAACCGAACGAGCGAGATGACAGTCGTCCTGATCGCGGCAGCCAGTAACTCGAACTCGGTGGAGATCAACGTCGAACTCAGGAAGTCTCTCCGTCTGATGAGGACATACATTCAATCTCGACTGGTGACGAACAAGTGATCTACTACCCTGACGAGCAGGACGTGAGGATCGGCGACAAGGTTGAGGAGATTGGACGCGGGATCAGAGGAACGGTGACTGCGATCAACGAGTACCAGTTAAACCCAATCGAAGTAACAGACGACGACGATAACTGTGTGGATCAGGTAGGACCTGAAGTGCTGACCCTCTTGGAACGGAAACAGGGATGACTGACGAAGAGAGAGACGCCGAAGAGACGGGAGACGTCTTCACGAGCAAGCACCGGCTCCAGCCGAACGAGAGCCTGGTCTACACGCTCGTCGAGATGGCTGGTGGTTGGTTTCCGATTGGCGTCTTCCTACTGCTCTCCGGTGCCTCGTTCGCGTTCATGTTCGTACATCCCGAGCACGCCCCGGTCGTCTTCGGGTTCATCGGGACCGCACTGCTGCCAATCGTGATCGGACACCAGGCCTGGAAGACTCGGCAGAACACGGACGTCGCCGCTACGGCGATCAACAGCGTGTCCAGGACGACGACGGCGAACGTGATCGAGAAGATGCAGGATGGGGTCGGAACGAAGATCGCCGATCAGGTAGCCAGCAAGGTGAACGAGAGAGTTGACGAGAAAGTGAAGAGTGCGATCGACGAGAAACTGCCAGGAACGAAGTAATGCTAGTCGACTACGAAGACGTGAGGTCAGGGATCAGGGAGAGTTGGAAGCGGGATCATCACCTGCTCGGGTTCGTCATCTGGCGACCGTTTCACAACGAGAGACACTTCAACAGCTGTCTCGGCTCGATCCTGACGGAGTTCGATTGTCGAGACGACCTCGGTGACTACGGTTCGCTAGAGACGGACAAGGACGACGCCGAGACGGAGGTGATGGCAGAGATCATTGACGTCGTCGTCGCAAAGGAGTTCCCTCACGTCAACGAGAACAACGTCCTCGTGCGAATGGCGATTCACTTCATGACGGTCGAACTGGTCAAGAAGTTACACGAGGCGCAGGAAGGACTTAGTCCTAGAACGAAGGTGGAGCGATGGCTGGGACAGTACAAGGCGGTGGTGGAGTAGGCAAAGCGGTCGCGATCGGCTGTGGTTGCTTCATCGTGATCATCGTGGTCTCGATCCTACTGAGCGTGGCTTCCTACTGCTTCTGGCTCTTCAGGGACATGTTCCTGCCGGGCGACCGAGACAACCACCCACCGATCAACAACGCGAAGCTGATCGACCGGGCTTACGAGAACGAGCGGATACTCAACGCCGAGGTTTACGAGCAGGCGGCTGACAACGAAGAGCTGGACGTCCCTCAGGAACTCCTCAAGGCTCACAAGCGGGCGTTCGTCGAGGTCCAGAGGAACCTTAAGCGGAACATGGATCGGGAGGGGCGGAAGAGGGCCTATCACGAGCTGGCGGTAGAGACGAGGGGGAGCAGGAGACGGGCCGACCCCGATCCCCAATCTCAAGAGAGTCGGCAGCCTACGGAGAGTCAGCCATTAGAGACAGTTCCTCAACGACGTGCGATTCAGAGACCGGGCCGAACGCTGCTCGAAGAGAAGTAAAGAGAGGAAACGATGCTAGACCCTTACGTGATCGTCCCGATGCTGCTCATCCTACTCCTAGCGGTGTTCGCGTCGTACTTCATGGTCGCCCTACTCGTCTACGTCCGACTGAAGGACGGGATAGTCCCCTCGCTCCTGTGGCTCGTCTATCCCCTGATCGTCTGGCTCAAGACCCGTAAGGTCCGTGCGCCAGTCAACCCGCTAACCCTCCTGACGAACGAGATCCTCGGCCTCAAGCTGCTGATGACCGAGAACCTGGTGACGATGAAGCTGATGCTACAAGGGAAGGGGCCAGCGTTTGTCCCAATCAAGGACGATCCCAAAGGTCCAATCAAGGACGATCCCACTGGGAACGTGATTAAGCCGATCCCGATAAGTGATCCCACTGCTCCCCTGTTACCGACGACAACGACGAGTACGACAGAGACCCCCCTGCCGAGTTCGATCGAGCCAGTTAAGCAGTTCGCTCGCTAGATAGAAGGAAACTGAGATGGACTTCGCATACGGTTGGAACGTCGCGAAAGAGGATCACGCCCAGCTGATGGCGACCCAGCAGCGGTTTGACTTGTCCCACTACATGGCCTACAAGATCCCGCGGCAGGTCGACCAGCGGAAGCACGTCAGGATCAAGAACCAGCAGCAGGTTGGAGCTTGCTCGGGGTTCTCTCGCTCGACGATCCAGGAGACGTTGCACGGGATATTGACCAAGTGGAAAATCCCCGTCAACCTCTCTGCCAACTTCGCGTACATCACGAACCAGCAGCGGTGCGGCTGTACGGGAGGAGACAAGGGGGCGACAATTAGTGGCTCGGCGATTGCTGCCAAGCAGGACGGCATTTGCCTGGAGTCGATGGCCCCCTTCCGCGGGGTCTACGATCCCAACATCTCGGGTCAGTCTCGTCAGTTCGCTCGGCAGCACACCGTCCAGAGTCACTCAGTCATTTCGTCCTATAGAGCGGCGATCCAGTACCTCGGCACAGTCGGGTGCATCCAGATCGGGATGCCGGTCGGCAACGGCTTCCAGTCGTGCAAGGGACCACTGACGACTCAGATGATCAGGAGGGACGTACAGAGTCCAGAAGGTGGCCATGCCCTCGCGATCGTTGGCTACCTGCTCCCCCAGACGATCGGGATCGAGACGAGAGAGGAAGATCCCTGGTTGTTAGGGGTCAACTCCTGGACCGAGGAGTTCGGCGACAACGGGTTCTTCTACGTCGAGCCAGAGGGAGCTGACCTACTCCTTTCCATGATCAGTCACGGTGAGGTCGAGTGCGTGGGGATGTCCAAGCAGGAGACCTTCAAGGGCGACGACAACAACTCGATCGACTTCGACGACGAAACGATCCTCTGCTGAAAGGCAACTCGAATGGGAGATAAGTCACTAGTTGTTGAGTCCGAACAGTGGATTGCTGGGGATCGAAAACGATCTGCGGAAGACTTGTTACGCGAGTGGATTGCCTACGGTAGTGGTATTGAACTGGGAATCAAACACGACGCTCGCTTAATCAATGAAGCTCGGAAGAGTCTAAGAGAAGTAATACTTGGTCAGGGAATGCAATCATGAACAAACTTGTACTCGTCCTCTTCGTCTTGCTACTCTGCGGGTGTACCGCGGGGAAGGCTCAATCGACTGGCCCCGCGTCTCAGTCAAGCTATAACGACTCTGACTCGCAGGACCAACCCCTGGTTTACAATAACCCTGACCAACCAGAACCTCGTCAGATCCCTCAGCGAAAGAGGTACAGCTCAGTCAAGACGAGGAGGACGAACGCCCCTCCCGCCGCGCCTCCGACGGAGGACGAGGACAACTCCCAATCCAGTCGATTGGCTCTCTGTCCTCCGATCGACATCCCGCTGGGTTGGACTGGCTCGGTGATCTACGAGCAACCAGGGAAAGTCTGTCCCAACTGTCCCAAGCTCCACAAGGCGATCCTCGCAGCGGGGTATCACATCGCGGCTCCCGGAGACGACACCGACGCTCCCTACCTCTCGGTAGTGCTCCAAGGGGCGACAGACGAGGAAGTAGAGCAGTTATTCATCCAGAGGAATATCACGTTGACCCCGACGGTCGTCGACTTCGAGAACGGCAAGGAGGTGACTCGCACGGTCGGCTACCTGGGGACTGACGCCGAGGTTCAGGCGATCCTGATCAAGAACCCCGTGATCCGCCCCGCCATCCGGCAGCGAATGATCAGAGACAACAGTCGTCAGCGATCGTCGCGCAGCAGCGAGGTTCCGCCGACGAAGAGCCGAAGCAAGATCGAGTACGCCGTTGATCAAGTTCCTGAGGATGAGGAAAGTCAAAGCGAACTATATCGGAAGGCCCTCGCTGCTGCTGATGAAGCTGATAGAACTGGGGGCTGGAAAAGTTATTATGCGACTCCAGTCAAATCTAGTTCCCCTCAGTATCAAAAGGTGAGTGAAATTGACTTCAGCGCCTATCCAGATGGGACTAAGATCAAGACTTACGACTGTGGGAATCCTGAGCATCCCCAGATTGGAACTGTCACAGTTAGGAACGGCAATCCGATCAGGGAAGACGGATCTAACTGTTTATCTCCTATGACTACCTACAGCACAACAGTTCCTTACTCAAATCGAATGACGGTAACTCTCCCTACCGATCCCCCGGTTCAGTACGACGCTCCGCCCCAGCAGGGCTATCCAGTAACGGTCGTCGACTGCGGGAGACCAGACCATCCAGTGATCGGGAGTTACCAAACTCCAGTGATGACACAGAATTATCAACCGAGTTACTCGTCGTCTAACTACTCAAGTCCGAACTACTCCCAAGGCTATCCCCAACAAAACTACGGCAACGGTTATTCGCAGCAAGTAGTCCCGATGAACTACCAATCCTACGCTCCCCCAGTCAATATTCAATCTTACGGTCAATACTACGGAGGTGGCTTCTCTGGCGGGTGTCCTCCAGGCGGTTGTCCTCCGAGATATGGTTACTAACCCGAGGAGAGATGATGACGAATATCTTGACTTACCTGAAAGCATTGACTGATGGCCAAGCGAAAACCGAAGCTGCAAAGGCCGCGTTGGAGATGGTCGCGAAGGCTCAGGGGTCGCTCGAATCCCTGAAGGCTGCCGAACAGCAGGCCGTCGACGACCTGAACGACATGCTGGCCGCTGACGGCTACCTGATCCGCACGGGTCACGGACTCGCCTGTCTGCCGACGACCACGAGCACGACGACGACCTTACCGGGAAACGTCGTCCCTCCCGCCGCAGGAGGCATCGTCGGAGAGCTGACGAACGTGGTTGAGGAAGCGGCTTCTCGGATTCCTTCGTAACACAACAAAGGGAGTGACTCAAGTGAAGTACAGAGACTTGTTCAAATCGTCCAAATTTCCGTTGATCCTCGCAGTCGCTGTGATGATCGCGATCTGCATTCCTACGAAAACTGCTCAGGCTTACGGCGGTGCTGGCGGAGGGCTGCTGATCCCAGTCGCTACGAACTTCGCCTTCGGAGTCGGGGAGGGAATCGGGAAGGCTCTCGTCAATCGAGCGTTCACGAGGCAGGTGGCTCATCAGGGGTACGGCTACGGGGCCTATGCTGCTCCCAACTGTTCTCAACCAGCCCAAGCCTACGGAGCGACTTACGCAACGCCTGTCTACTCAGCCCCAACCTATGCGGCTCCAAACTGTTCTCAACCATCTCAGTCGTATGCATCTCCAGCTTACTCAGCCCCTAACTGCTCTCAGCCCGCTCAGTCTTACGGGGTTGCTCCGAGCTATTCGGTAGCTCCAGCTTATCAAGCTCAAGTCTACTCAGCACCAACCTATGCGGCTCCGATGTACGCAGCTCCTCCTGTCTACGCTTCGCCCGCCTATGGATACGGGATCGGGTTTGGTATTGGCTTCGGTGACGGTAGGGGAAGAGGCGACTACCGACGAGTTCACTACCACGAGAACCACAACGGGAATATCCACGGGACTTGGAGACGTTAGTTCGACATGCTCGCGTCCGACCGTTGGACCGCAAACGGGTGTTGCTACCTCACAGGGTCTCAGCGGTCGGACGTTTTAACTACATGAGATAACTATGCCAATTGTTCCTGGATTCGTACCAGATTCGACTGCTAACTTCGTTCGTCCTCCAGCGAACGGATTCGGTTTGAGATTGTACGGAAGTAGTAGCGGTCACGTCGGGCTGAGGCCGGCAGCCGCAGCAGGAGCAGTCGACTTTACACTCCCGGCAGCGGACGGAGCTAACACGAACGTGCTTCAGACTAATGGATCTGGCATCTTGAGTTTCGTGGCAGTTGGTGGTGCTGGTGCTCCGACTGCTCAAAACCTTCTAGCATTCATCTGGTGATCGATGGCTAAGACGAGTACCCTCCCCTGTACGCAAGCCTACTTCGACATCATGGCGAGCATCGTCCTCGCGACGGGGAACATCGGCACGACGATGACAACTGCCCCAACTTCGGGGAACCTCGTTCTGCTCCATACGGCGGGAGCGAACGACGGGGTCATTAAGTCCCTGATCGTGAGTATGGACGACAGTACGGCGAGGGTGCTCACGTTCTATCGAGCGATCGGGATCGTTACCCCGTTCTGGCCGATCGGCACGGTGAACATCCCGATCAACTCTGGAGCGACTGGAGCGATCGCCAACGTCGACGTACTCGGGTCGGCGTTCCTGATCGGATTGGAATTGGACGCAGCTGGAAAGCCAATGCTTGGGATTCAAGCAGGTAACTCGATCTTCGTAGGCTGCCAGACGACAGTGACGACGGCGAAAACGATCAGCATCACCGGCAGCGCACAGGACTTCTAAACGTGCTCGCAGCGTTAAGCCAAGTCTCGATGTATCCCGAAGCTCGCGGACCGAGAAGGCTCGCCGGGCTCAATCGTGACTTGGCCGAGTGGTTCCCGGTCAACGGCGTCCCCGGCAACTTCGCCAGGATCACGAGTGCGGGAGCGTTTAGCGATAACGGGGGGACGGCAGCTTCGGAGGCATTTGGGGCTGGTGCAGTTTTTGGAGCTAACAACAACTGTACGGTTGTCGGAAATGGGTCAAGTGCGACCAACGCTAACTGTACGCTGATCGGGCAAAACACCAGTTCTTCGGGCAACGAGGGTGTGGCGATTGGCGTTGCGGCGGCAGTGACAGGCACGGCCGGGATAGCCATTGGGTATGGTTCGGCGGTAGCGTTGGCCAATACGTGCGTTATCGGCGCCTCTGGCACGAGCACCGGCTTCATCTCCGCTCTCTATTTTGGGATAACTGCGGCCGCCCCCCAGAATGTAAGCATCAACGCCTGCGGCGGCTCGGGCAGCAACATCGCAGGGGCTTCGATCACGATCGCGGGTGGCAAGAATACAGGGACTGGTGCTGCCGGGGCGATCATATTTTCTCAGTCGCTTCCGATCGCGACGACAACCAGCTCTACGCTCAACGCTCTTGCGACCGTTGGCCAGTTCGATGGCGTGTACGGCGGTTTGACGCTCACGCAGCCGATCGCTCCGACTGGCTCTCCGACCGCGTTCATGATCACGGGCGCGGCCCACACGACACTGACGCTCTCCACCGAAGCGACGGACGTCAACTTCAACTTGGCAAGGACGGTTCAGTTCGCGACGGGGGCGATTGCAACTCAGCGAGCCTTCCGTGTCCAGGCACCGACCTACGGGTTCGTGGGGGCTTCGACGATCACGACTGCCGTGACGCTGGACGTCAGCGGTCCACCGATCGTCGGGAGCAACGCGACTTTCACGAGTGCGATCGCTCTCCGTGTGGGCGGTCTGACGCAGATCAACGGAAATCTGCAACTCGGGACGGCTGGGAACAAGCTGCTCATTGCGACGGGATCGAACGCCAGCGCTGGAACAGGGACGCTCTCCAGCGGGACGGTCACGATCAGCACGACGGCGGTTACGGCGAGCAGCCTGATTTTCCTCACGGACACAAGCAGCGGCATCAACATCGGAACATTGTCGGTTGGGACGATCACGGCGGCAACTTCGTTTGTGGTAAACAGCAGCAATGTCGCAGACGCCTCGACGTTCAATTGGATTATTATCAATTAGGTGAAAAGATGGCCGCAGGTACAGTCACGCTTACCTTCAGTGATTCCGCCGACATAACTAACCTGCTCAACGCGATGGAATCGAACTACAATTTCGCCAAGAATGGGGGTGGATTAACGGGCGGGCAGTTTGCCCTGAATCAGATGGTTGCATGGTTTCAATCGCAGTTCGCTCAGTACAACCAGATGCTGGCGAGTCAGGCAGCGTCAGCGGCTTCAGCGGCGGCACTAGCAGGACAGACGACAATATCATTGGTGCCATACGAAGCGGTGGGCCTTGGTGGAACAATAACAGCGTCTAGTCCCTAACAAAAGGAGCGATACGGTGGTTTTGAGAAACGTCGAAAAAGTAGAGGAGATGTTGAGGCGAGACCTAACCGTCCTGCGTCAGCAACGGTCGCAACTAGAGCAGCAGAAGCAGCAGGTCGATCAGCAACTTGTTCAGCTTAACCGAGCGATCGCGGAGTGGGAGGAAGTCGTCGTCGAGGAGAACGGCCAGAAGAGGGAAACGATCAAAAGAGGAAGTCTCACGAACGAAGTCGACTGAGGTAAGCAATGGCAACTGCGACTATCGAGGCTCTCGTCGGGATCAGCGGGCTCACGCTGCTGGTGGACCTCTACCCGCTCGGGAGCGACACAATCTCCTTAAACGGCGGTACGCTGACAGAGGCGACGAACCGTAAGGGCCTCTACACAGGGACATTCACCTCGACGGGGTTCAGTGGCGAGTATCAGGCGTTCGTCTATCCCTCTGGCTCAGTGTCGCAGAGGGTCTACGTCGGCTACGTGAACATCACAGACGCAGCATCTTTGCATCGGATCGTTGACAACGCAGCAGACGCCTCAGTCGACATCACGGGTTGTAGTTCAAACGTCGGAGCGTTTTTGGGAACGGTATCGAAGGGAGCAGCTGGTTACGCCGGAATGGACTGGGGGCAGATGACGAACCTGACCGCGGTGACTACCCTGACGAATACGACGATCGCCACGAGCCAAGTCATCGCCACGGTCACTAATCAGCTCACCGCCGCAGCAATTGCGACAGGAGTCTGGGAGGATACGACCGCGGGAGGAGACTTCGGGACGGCTGGCAGCATCGGTCTCCTGCTCGTCACGAACGTCAACGCGACGATCGGCAGCCGACTAGCGACCTCAGGATACACAGCCCCGACGAACCTGACAGCAGCCCAGATCGCGACTGGAGTCTGGCAAGACGCAACTGCTGGAGACTTCACCGTCTCGGGGAGCATCGGTAAGAGCTTATTCACGAGTGGCAACGCCCCCGGAGCTGCGTCTGGTCTGGCACTCGTCGGTTCCAACATGGGAAGTGCCAGTTCAGTCACTGCGGCGATCACGCTCCCCGCTATCCCGAACAACTGGATCTCAGCGGCCGGGATCGCCGCCAATGCACTCAACGGAAAGGGTGACTGGCTCCTGGCAGTTAATTACACAGCACCTCCGACGTCGGCACAAACGGCTACAGCGGTGTGGCAAGACTCGACTGCTGGGGACTTCACCGCGGCTGGGTCTATCGGTAAGTCCCTCGCACCAGCAACCCTCGGAGCCGTACCAGGAGCCTCAGGCGGGTTCCTGATCGCGGGAGCCAACGCAGCGACGACGTTCGCCACGCTGACTTCGACGGGAGCATTTACGGTCAACGGCGTGTCAAATGTATCACAAACAGGGGACAGCTTCGCGAGAATCGGGGCGCTTGGTGCTGGACTGACTGGGATCACTGGAGTTACTCTGGCAGCGAGCCAACCAGGAGTTACGATCCCTACGGTTACGACAGTCACCAACCAGCTGACGGCAGCGGTCATCGGTGGGGCAGTCTGGGACGTCACCCTCTCGGGCCACCTGGTAGGCGGGTCGACTGGAGCGGCACTGAACGCAGCTGGCTCGGCCGGTGACCCATGGTCGACGTTGATCCCCGGTGCTTACGGAGCTGGGACAGCAGGGAACCTCGTCGGTAACAACCTGGCGACGATCCTGACGAACCTCAACTCGCTTGTCACGACTGTCGGAGCCGCCGGTGCTGGATTGACAGCACTCGCGTCTGCCACGAACCTGGCAACAGCCAACACGGACATCAACGCCCTGATTACGACAGTCGGAGTTGCAGGTGCAGGATTAACGGCGCTGGCCCCTGCCTCGACTGCCCTCTCCTCCGTCGTCTGGACGAACGCGAGAGCGGGATATCAGGACAATCTCAACGTCGGAGGCAATGTCGCTTCTTCGTCTCAGTCAGTCACTCTCCTCGGGGCGATCGCCACAGTTGATGCCGACGTCCTCACGAGACTCGCCGCGACGTCCTACACGGTTCCTCCGACAGCAGCAGCGATTCAGTTGCAAGTCTTTAACGGGCTCGTCGATGGGACTTACTCCCTGAGACAGTGTGTCAAGGCAGCGGCTGCTGGCGCAGGCGGGGCATTGACTGGCGGACCTGGACCGTCTCTCGCGTTTAAGTCTCTCGACGGAACAACTGCGTTCACTTGTACTGTCGACTCTTCGGGTGACAGATCAGGATTCAACTACACACTATGAACTTCTGGTCCTCTAGCTTCTGGGCAGCTTGGCACTGGGTCAGCAACTACTGGCACGGCGGTGGATTCGTACCTCCACCGGTTCATCCCAAGCCAGCCAAGTTTCTGTTCGCCCAGTCAAGAACGGCGACACTGTACGCGACTCCCCGTACCTCACAGCTTTATGCGGAGCCAAGATAGGTGTCTCTCGATGTACACAAGCCTGGATCTAGAATCAAATTTAATAACAGCGGGAAGGACGAGATTGAGGCGACGATCACAGCTGTTTGCATCAGAGGGGATTCAAGAACCGTTTATGTGACTTACGAAGTGATCTGGTGGAACGGAAGGACGAGGGAGGAGAAGTGGGTGACTGAGCACGAGCTGTGGAGTGTTGCCTCTCACGGCAAGGTCTCGATCGGATTCAATGGAGAATCTAAGTAGTGTCGACAGGAAGCCCGGGATTCGGATCGAACCAAGACCTCGTCGCGTCACCCGACGTGCTCGTTGCTGCACCGACGGATTCGTTCGATTTCTCCTTCGACTTCGTAACGCTTCCTCTGCTGCCGGGTGAGTACGTTTCGTCGATCGTTGCGACAGTCGTGACTTTACAAGGAATTGCTCAGGCTCCCGGACTTATTACGAACGTCGCAGTCGGTCCTGGGTCGACTCCCACGGCGATCACGGCCCGAGTCAACTTCCCCATCGACCAGTGTGACTACCTCGTGACAGTAGTCGTGACGACAGATTTTACAGGATCGTCGGGAGCGAGCGAGACGAGATCAGCTGTCTTTTGGGTTCAGGGGAGAGCGGCATGAAACTCTCTCAATTGAATCCAGCTATCGGAAAAACAGCCGAGAAAGACGTACTCGAAATTTCATTCGATTGTCCGAAGTGCGGGATACCGTATCGAATTCTGGCAAAAGGAAGAGTTCGTCAGCCAAAAGATGAGAGTCGGCATCTTTGGGGATTTGAAATTGGATTTAATTGGGACATCGATTGTAGTTACATGATCGACTGGGACTCTATCACAGTAGACCCATCGATCATGAACCATCACCACGGTAAAAAACTCTGCGGGTTGGATGTCACAATCAGTAACGGCGAGATTAAAGTCTGATGCCCAAGATCGAGAATCTGAACAAGCTGCTCTCAAAGCTCAGTCAGAAGCAGAAGGAGGCAGTCAAGGCGAGCGAGGCTTCGGTAACTACCGGGTTCACACAGAACTACGCGGTGCACGTTCACGAGAACATGGAAGCTAAGCATAACGTCGGACAGGCCAAGTTCCTCGAACAGCCGGCGAGAGAGCTAAACAACAGTGGAGAGCTGTCCAATATCATGACGAAGGCACTCAAGCGGGGAGCGACAGTCGAGCAGGGGCTTCTCCTTGACGGATTACGAATCCAACGAGAGGCGCAGAAACTAACCCCGGTCGACACAGGAGCACTGAAGGCGAGTGCCTTTACGTCACTAACGAGAGACGAGGAGCAGGCAGCAGAAACAGCATTAGCAACCTCGAACGCAATCAAATTATCGGTGACGTCTCAGAGAGCCAAGAAGTCAGAGTCAAAGAAACTGAAGGGTTTACCGAGGACCTACTGAGTTGAGTATCCCCCTAGCTAACTCCCCCGCCGACGTCGTTCGCTACCTGCTGATCGCGCTCGGCTTGGGAACCTTACCGACAAACACTCCACAAGGGAACTGGCCTATTAGTTCTGGTCAGGAGTTGAACGACCCTGATAACACTGTGACAGTCTACGACACGCTGGGAAACAAGCACGCGAGGATCATGATCGACGGGCAAGTCGTCGAGGACCCCGGCATCCAGATCAGAGTGAGAGCGACTGACAACCCTACCGCTCAGACTCAGGCGGAGATCATCAAGCAGGCGATCGACGAGAGAGCAACGGGATACAACGTCCAGATCCCCGACTTGAGCAACGTGCTTCACAACTTCACGGTCTACGCTCTCAATCGATCAGGGAACCCGATCCAGTTGGGGAAGGAGTCCCCGACGAGCAACAGAAGGATCTACACGATCAACGCCACGGTAACTCTCAGACAGGCAACCTAACTAACAGAGGAGAACGATATGGCTGCACCCCCGGTCACCGCCCGAGTCCTTCCGACTCACGGCAAGATCTACAACGGATTCCCGACGACGATAGCATTGAGTCTCAATCCCGCGATCAACATCTACGAGAAGACCGTCATGCCACCTGGACTCGACGGAGGGGAGATGATCGACGTCACGACGATGCTGAACGTCGCCTGGCGGACGATGGTCCCCCGCTCCCTGAAGACCCTCTCACCGATCACGATCGTCGGACTGTACTCAGCTTACCTGTACCTCGACATGCTGGCAGTTCTGAACTTACAGGGAGCCGCCTCGGTCCACTTCCCAGACGGCGACGTCTACTCGTTCTGGGCAACTTTGAACAAGTTCGAGACTCCCGCCCACGCAGAGGGAGTCGCACCTGAGGCGACCTTCACGCTGACCCCGACAAACTGGGACCCGGTCTTGCTTGTCGAGTCCGGCCCAATCCTTACCTCCGTCTCAGGGACCTAGCAGATCGTAGGACGTGTTCGGACCCCTGAGTAGGGAATCCTAGCCTAAACACTTTAGGAGTTTCCTTCGGCGCGGCCCGTCTGAGTCAGGATTTTCCAGTTTCTCCAGGCTCGGATGGGCTGCGTCTTTCTCAAACTGGAAAGGTAGCGAGCGATGACAGAAGTGATGGACTTCGAGTCCCTAGCCCCGATCGACGTCGAAGTCAAGTACAAGGGGCAGACGCTGACGTTGAGGAGCGCAAACGGGGCAGTCGGTACACTCTTCAAAAACAAGATCATCCAGTATGAATCCTGCGACCGGAGGGACATGGCGGACATCCAGCCTTGGCTCGTCTCGGTCTGCCTCTTTCGTCGAGTTCCTGACCTGGCAATCCCTGGGGATCAGGGTGAACTGGTTCCAGTGTCGGTCGTGAGAACGTTCCCTCATCCAATGCTCAAGAAGCTGTTCGACAAGGCGGTCGAGATTGGTGAATTGATTCCCGAGGACGAGACGATCGAGTCACTGGAGAAGAAGCTGGCGATCCTTCGGAAGCAGGAGGCGGCGAGAAAAAACGGGCACGAGTCTACGGGGACTGGTTCGAGTTAGCGGCTTATTACGGCCACTCGGGGCCGATCCACTCGTTCATGAGTTGCATGTCTTACAGGGAGTTCCTGACTCGCGTCGACCTGATGAACGAAGAGCGTAAACGAGAGAACCAGGGAACTCAACCGAGTCAAGCTCCTCAACTCTCTCCCGAGGAACAAGCGAGACAGTCCAAGGCGGCTTGGGCAGGGGCGTTGGGAATGACGAAGACTCAAACTGGAGAGATTCGTGGGGCACCCCTTGGAAGATAACAAGACTGCGTTCACTGACAAGAACAACGCGACGACTGTCCTGAACAGTAAGTGGAGAACTCGCGTAGCAGAGTACAAGGGAGAAACTGAGATGAAGATGAAGGAGTTCAAGAACGGGAAAGAGACGTTCAACACGCTCTCCCCGATCCCAGATCAGGACATCCAACTGGGAGACGGGAGAGTCCTTCGAGTCCAAGGTTGGCGACCCAAGGGAGACCCAGAGGTTTGGTCTCTGGTGAAGATCAAGATCACGGATTACATCTGCATGCCCGAGAAAGAGACGGACGACGACTTCCTTAAGAAAAGCTACGGGATGCTGAGGGACCTGGCTCAGAAGAGAGAGGACGAGAGTAAATAACGATGGCTGGTGAGACCGAACTCGAAAGATTAGTCGTCCGCCTGACTGGCGACGGTAGCCAGTATAAGCGGATGTTGGATACGGCGATCTCAGCGACGACCTCCGCGGCCGAGAAGATCGAGCAGTCGACTGAGAAGATGGGCTCCGGGATGGTCGCCAAGGGAGTCCTCATCGCTGAGGGCGTGACCCTGATGGTTGAGAAGTTCAAAGAATTCGGGAAGGAGGCTCTCTCCGCTTTCAGATCTCACGAGGACGCAGAGTTCAAACTGAAGGCGGTGATCGAAGCGAACGGGGAATCTGTCTCCAAGGTAACTGAAGAGTACGAAAAGTTTGCTGACACGATCGGCAAGACAACGACTCACGGTAAGGTTCAAGTTCTTCAGTTACTTCAGATGGCTGAAACCTACGGTTTGACAGGAACTAAGGCAGAGCAGGCAGTCAAACACGCACTGGGATTCGAGGATGCGTTAGGTCACAGCGCAGAGGGGGCCTTACGCCTGACTGCGAGACTCCAGCAGGGCAGCGCTGAGATGCTGGGGAGGTTCGTCCCCGGCCTTGACAAGGCGACGAGCGAGCAAGCCAAGCTGACTCTCGCGAACGACCGCTTCAACAAGATGTTCAAGGTCTCCGAGTCGTTGACTGAGACGACGACCGGCGCAATTACGATGTTCCACAAATCGATACATTCGTTATTTGCGGAGCTGGGGGGACTCGTCGCTCTCGGCCTCAAGCCGATAGTCAAGCTACTCACGGAGGGAATCGACGCATTCCAGAAGCTAGACCCAGAGATCAAGAAGGTGACGTCTTCCATCGCCGCGTTCACGGCGGTCACGCTGGCAATAGGAGCCGCAAGTACCTACGCACCGATTGTCGGGGCCTTCAAGCTGCTCGGGACGGTAATCGGATTCTTGACAGGACCGATCGGCCTCGTCGCGGCTGCCATCGTGGGGCTTGGATACCTTGTGGTTAAGCACTTCGGAGGGATCAGCGAGACGTTCACGGCGATCAAGACCAAGTTTGACGAGTTTGCGAACTACGTTCGGCCTGTTACTACGGAGTTGGGTAACATCTTTCGTGTGGTGTGGGACGATATCCTAGAGGCAGGACAGACCACGTTCAATACCCTCTCACTGTTCATCAGCCCGATACTGGCGAAGCTCGGGGTCTTGATGACTGGATTCTGGGATACGTTCAGACGGGCGTCGATCGAGGCACTCATCGGAGCCGAGTTCGCGATCCGTAACTGGAAGGAGATGCTAGCCCTGGCAGCGACGTTTGCGCGTCTTAAATTTGAGACGTTCAAGGAAGACGCGAAGTATCTCTTCACTGACGAGATCCCTAACTACCTCCAGAACATGACAGGCGTGTTTAAAGCTACGTGGAAAGCCGTGTTTGATAGTGCGACGGACGCATTCAATCAGCTCGGAGCAAACTTAGTAAGCATCTCTCTCCACTTGCCGCAGCTGCTATCGGGCCGGATGGATTTCAGCCAAGTTTGGAATCCGCTAGTTGAGAACTTTGAGATTACGATCCCTAAGATCGTCCCTCTAGCCAAACGCGAACTGAGTTTCGTCGAGAAGGCACTGACGGCGGCTATGAAGGTGATGGGCGGTGGACTCGCCGCGTCGTTCATGGATTTTCGGGCCAAGCGGGTCGGTGAGTTACTCTTTCCAGACAAGGCGATCGACGCCGCCGTAGATAAGACGGCTAACAAACTGAATACGGACATCCTCCCAGTCGCGAAGGCGATCAACAAGGAGCTGCGCCCGCCTGACGTCGTGTTCTGGAGCGCGACTGCGATCACCCACGCGAGGAACCAGCTGTTCGGCCTCGCCAGGACGATCAAGACTGTTCAGACCGTAGGCAACGCGACCGTCACCAACGTGGGAGGCGGCGTAGCGGGCCATGCCAGAGCAGCCCCTGCCGCTGTTGGAGCTGCTGCCGTTCACCCCGCGATCGCTCAGATCGTCCGTGCGGCGGTGGGTGCCTCTGCTGCCCCTGACCTGCCCGTAGAACTTGAAGAGGGTAAGTTCGGAACGGCAAATCTAATTAGCAGCAATCGTAAGCAACGGCAGCAAGAGTTCCTCCGCAAGGCCGGCGTCGTACCAGCAGGAGCTGCCCCCTCTATCCGACAGGGTCTCATACGTCCTAAATTGCAATCTGGTTTTGGCTACAAGCAACGTCAGCAAGAGTTCCTCCGCAAGGCCGGAGTCACTCCCGTTACTCCGCCGCCGGGGAGTCTCTCTCCCCAACAGACGACAATGACGGATCAGTTACTTCAGCAGATCGTGACGTTGCTGAGTGACAAAAACAAGAAGAGGACGCTCGAAGTCAGACCCCTGGGGATAGCATGACCGCGACTGTCCAAGGTATCCTCTCGTGGAGCGCGTCTGAGAACCAGGACGGGCACAAGGACTACCACATCGTCCTGGAGGTCGAGTCAGCTCTAAATGACGGTCCCGACGCGATCCTCAACGCTGCTGGGATGCCGGCGATTGGTGCACCGTACCAAGGTTCTTCCCTGCCAATGGTCGCCAACGGCGGTAGCCCCTCGATAATCAACGACTTCAACCCTTGGGCCTTCCGTTGGCCGAACTGCGAAGTCAAGATTCACAGCGAGAAGAGCGGAGAGAACACGAAGTGGTACGAGGCGGACATCCTGTTCTCGACCCGGCCTCTCGAACGGTGCATGACGGCGCTACCAGCGAACCCGATCAGCGAACCTCCCAAAATCGGGGGGTCGTTCACCAAGTTCACACGGGAGGCGCTGGTCGACCGCTATGGCTATCCAATCCTCAACTCCGCGTTGGAGCCGATAACTGGGCAGCAGGTCGAGAGGGATTACAACACGGCATCGGTTACGATCGAGATGAACTTCGCCACGTTCGGGGGTGGAACGTGGGCACCGATGATCGACACATTGAATGACTCAACTCTGTGGGGTCTTCCTCCCCGATGCGTCAAACTGAGTAACGTCAGATGGCAAAGAAAGTTGTATTCACTCTGTACGTTCTTTTACAACTTCACCTACGAGTTCGACATCAACTTTGAGACGTTTGACCGCCTGCTACCAGACATCGGGACCAAGATCTTGGCTCCGGGTGGCAACGTGTTCAACCCCAGTCACTTCGTCGCCTACCAGGATCTCCAGGGGAACACAGGGACGGTGACGCTCGACGGTTCTGGTAACCAGTGGACTGGGATCAGTTCTGGTGTAGTTATCGTCGGGTTTTCGGTCAGTACTAACTCCCTAATCTCGACAGCTGCACCGCACAATCTATCTATTGGGGATCAATGTATCATCGTCGGGACTGGTGGGACGGTAAACCTCAACGGAACATGGGAAGTAACTGATACGCCTACATCGAACGAGATCATTATCGATAACCCTTTCGTTCCTTCAGCGACGCTCTCGGCAGCCAGTCAACTTGGTAGCTTTGCCAACTCGACCCTACCCGGATCGAACTACGTGCAGTTCTATGACGAATCCAACTTCCTGCTGCTCGGGATTCCCTCCTCTCTCTAGCGAGCGAACGATGAAAGGTGAACAGCTGCCAGACACGACCTACCCAGCTGACGGGAGACTGAGGAACAACGACCGACTGACAGTGATCACCCAGATCCATCACGACCACACCGGAAGACCGACGTTCAGTGGCGACGTTAGATTTGACAGACTACTAAGAACGACTGAGCAGCCGCTCCATCGGGAGATCGAGATCGGTGAGGAGCCAACTCAGCTGGAGACCCACTGGATGAAGGAGGTCGGCTACGTCCTGATCCACAACATCACTGGATCAAACTTCCAGATACATCCATCGAAAGCCGAGAAGGAAGACAACGAGAAGCGAATCGTCAAGGTGACGTTCGGACTTGACTGTGTTAAGGGCCTCCTGTTTCCTCCAGGGACTGGCTACCCGATCGAGGTTGAAGACATCACCAGCGTCTACCTGAGGAGCCTGTACAAAAAGGCCCTCGTCAACGTCTACCTTTTCCCAGCCTGAAGTAAACTGTGACCGAACCTCTTCATTTCTTGACTGAGCAGGACCGGCAGAAGCTGGTCGACACGATCGACCAAGCGAAGAAGCTCCGTGTCAGCAAGCCAGTCATAAGTAAAGATCCAAAGCTCGCCGTCGCTCAGGACGTCTACGTCGCCCGAGTCCCCTGCGGTCTCCAGATCCCTGCGAGCACGGCGACTCAGCCGGGATACCTCGACTGCTGCATCTTCAAGATCACGTGGCAGACCGACATCAACAATCCCACGATGGTCTACCAGCCACTCCTGAACCCCGATGGTTCAGCGGTGCGGGAGCGGGTCTACAACATCTACGACGTCCCAGTATTGGACTGTCAGTACATCCAGATCTACAAGACAAAGGACGGACACTTCGTCAACGAGAACCCGGATTGGATGGACTGTCCTAACAATCCCGCGAGTACGTCATCAACCAGCTCAACTTCGAGTTCCACGACGACGGTCGCCCCGCAGAACACGTCAACGACGACTCCCAACCCGAACTATGCCTACTGCGCAGGAGTCTGCCAGTGGGTCTGGAGTGCCACAAACAAAACCTGGAGCGTCACGAGCAGCACTTGCTACATAGCAACGACGACCAGCTCGACGAGTTCTAGCAGCACCAGCAGCACGAGTACTAGCTCGACTAGCAGTACATCTAGTACGAGTACGACTAGCAGTACATCTAGTACGAGTACGACGAGTACCTCGACGACGACTCCTTGTCCCTGCCCGACGACGTCAAGTTCCAGTTCGAGTTCTACATCGTCGACTAGCTCTAGCTCGACGTCATCGACATCTTCAACTAGTACGACGTCATCCACGACAACGAGCAGCACGACGACTCCTGCCCCCTGTCAGTGTCTCTATCCAACGACCTGTGGGACGAACGACGGGGACTGCACGACGACGTACTGCTCGACGGGGATCAATCAGCCCCCGAGCTGCGGTCAGTCGACGACCAGCTCATCCTCAACGACCTGCTCGCCCTGTCAGTCTTGTGCAGCTACGTCGACAACGCCATCGCCTGGAGGTGGAGGTAGCGGAAATAACTGCGGTAACTGCATAGCGACTTGTTTGGGAGTCGTGGCTGGGACGTGTAACGACAAGGCAGGAACTTGGACGTTAACGACTGGATGCATCTCACCAACCGGGTGCGGTTGCCCACTCTTCGGTCAGAACTTCGTTCCTGGGATCATCGGAACACCGTGTAGCACTAACGGTGCCACGATCTCGATGGTATGCATCACTGGGGAGACTATCCCACCTGGATCTAGCAGCAGCGGACAGTGTTGCTACAGTTGGACCGGATCGGCGTGGCAGTACAAATCTACCGCATCGACTCCCTGCGCCGTTTCGGGAATTGTGACTTCTGGCCTTACCTGTCAACCTCCATCAGCCCCCGGCGGGACTGTCTGCGGTATATCTTGTACGCCATGCGTGGCGGCGGGAGGAGGTGGTAGCCCAGGCAATCCAGCGACTACCCAAGCTCCATGCTGCACCGGATACTCTGGCCCCGTCTGCGGGGGCGTCCCTCAGACCTCAACGACAACTACGACTGCCCAGCCTTGCGGGACCGGCTGCTCCTACAGTTACACTACCAGTACCTGGTCTCTCGTCTCGAACAACTGCGGTCCCTGTTCTTGCGTCGCCCCAACTGGAACTCCGAGTCCTGCCTGTGCCGCTGGCTCAAATATCCAGGTAATGCCCTGTGGTCCCCAGACGTCCTCGACAACTACCACAACGACTACGACGACTACCACAACGACTACGACGACTACGACGACTACTACGACCACGACGACTACTACGACCACGACGACTTGTGCTCCAAATGGGTGCGTCCCAATAGCAACAGGATGCCCAAGTAGTGGAGGAGTTTGTGCAATTTATTGTGCAAATGGATGTGGAGGAGGCGGTCCCGGTTGGTATGGCCACGCTGAGGGTGCCGGATGTGCATCCAGTTGCGTTGTATATTCTCCCTCTCCTGGAAATTGTGTTTATCAGGCATGCGGCCCCGGCTGCCCCAATAATTTACCATCAAGCCCAACTGATGGGCAGACCGTTTGTGGAGGATGCATTCCAGGCGGCATTTCGTCACAGAATTCTTGCTTTGGTGCCATGAGTGGTTGCACTACCTGCAACACCACCACGACAACTACAACGACCACCACTACCACGACGACGACGACCACAGCTGCTCCTTGTCAGTGGCAATGCTGTGAACCGGGCAAAGACAACCCTTACGGCTGGCAGCTGCTGAGCACCACCTGCGGAGGAGGATTCGCGTGTCTGCCACCTGCGACGGTCTGTAATGCTGGCACGGCGAACTGCCTAATCGCCACAAACAGTTGCGTCCCCAGCAGCACGCCAGGGTCGACAAACACGCCCTCCGGGTACACCAGCTGTAGTGGTGGTGGAGTCTGTAGTTAAGGAATCCGTAGGATGAGAACTCTGCCGACGATCACCGCTGCCCAGCTGCTGGGGTTCGGTCCCTGTGCCGAGTATCTGAAGGGCGGCAAGCGAGAGAGCGTCATCAGCCAGTCGCCTGAGTGGGACGCTAGGGGACTCCTGTCGTTGGACATCCCAGACGACCACAAGTTGTGGGCGGTCCTGAGACTCGAACTGCTACCGCAGGACTTGCTGGATAACTGCGTCAAAGCGATCCACGCGGACTATCCCGAGCTGAGAGGCGAGATCGTTCCCCCAGCCGGCAGTACCTACGAGCAAGACCGAGATGTCATCCTCTCCTCACTGAAGAAGAAAAAGTATCTCTCCGCCTGCGTCCACTGCACCCAACTGGCGAGACTGATCCCCCGCAACCGTAACGTGCGGCAGGAACTGGCGAGGCAGGTCGAAGTGATCAAGCAGCAGGTCCAGAACTGGATAGATGATTAACCCCTCTCAAACTGGAGTGACAGAAGTGCCCAAACTGACGATCGGGATGGCCCACCACGCGGACGTCGCGAGATTAGAGTCTACAGTTCAGTCTTTGAGACTGCATCACGCGGTCGACTGGAACTTTGAGATCGTGATCGTCGACAACTCGGCGAACCTCCCCTGCACTCAGGACCTCGTCAACTTTATCAACTCGGCGACGTCTCACGATCGCTGCGTGATCAAGTACGTCCCCATGACCGATCCCGTCGGTACGAGTCCCACGAGAGACCTGATCTTCCAGATCGCGACGGGCGACTTCGTGCTCGTGATGGATTGCCACGTCATGCTTGACAAGGATGCCATCTCTCGTCTCTTGAAGTTCTACTCTGAGCATCCCAAGACTGACGACCTCTACTCTGGTCCCTTACTGACTAACGACTTGAGAACCTCGTGGACTCACTTCAACGACCAGTGGCGGGCGGAGATGTGGGGAACGTGGAGTACGGCCTGGATCTGTCCCTGCGGAGGAACGCGGTTCTCCACGCTCGACATGGGGACCGGTAAGATGATCCCGATCGCCCTGACGATGGGAGCGGTCAAGATCGACGGCTGCCACTACTGCGGCAAGCAGTTACCCAAGGACGGTCCCTGGAACGGTCACGAGGACTACTTAGAACGACAGGGTTGGATTCCTCTCGGGAGAGATCCCGACGAGAAGCCCTTCGAGATACCGGGCCAAGGTTTGGGACTCTTCACTTGCCGTCGGGAGTCGTGGCTCGGCTTCAACAAGGATTCGAGGTTCTTCGGAGGCGAGGAACTCTACATCCACCAGAAGTACAGGAAGGCTGGGAGAACCTGCTGGTGTCTGCCCTTCCTCCGCTGGTGGCACGACTTCTACAAGGACCCCAACAAGCCAACTTACACCAATACGACATGGAACAAGTGTCGGAACTACGTATTAGAGTCTCAAGAGTTGGGCGAGGAGTGGATGCCGCTGCTCGACGTCAAGAACCACTTCATCGGGCAGAACAACTTCACGGAGGCCCACTGGAACAAGCTGATAGCCGATCCCGTCAAGAGGGTCAACGAGAGCGACTGCCCTGGCTGTCAGGCGGCTCAGGCTGCCATGATGATCCAAGACGATCCTCAGATCAAGACCCTCGACGACGCATTCGACGTCGTCTCAAAGATTCCCCGTGACATGGAGCAGCACATGCCCAAGCTGCGGGAGCTGGCAGCCGACGTCTCGCACGTGACGGAGATCAGTCACCGGCGGGAGGGGACGATCGCGTTCCTGGCTGCTCGACCCAAGTTCATCAAGTCCTACAACCTAGAGCCAGCTTCCCCTCAACTCAGCAAACTCGCGAAGGAGGCGGGAGTCTCGCTAGACATCCAAGCCCCCGCCGACGGTTACGTTAAAATAGAACCGACGGATCTGCTCTTCATCGACGACGTCGAGACGTATGAGAGAACCAAGCAGCACCTAGAGAGACTGTCGGGCTCAGTGAGTCGCTACATCGTCTTCCACGACACGATCTTCGCCCCTCCGATGATGCAGGCGATCAGGGAGTTTCTGTTCGTCAATCGTCAGTGGTCGGTCATCTACCACACGGTCGAGGAGCACGGGCTGACTGTCCTCGGTTGCAGAGACGAGGACAAGCCAAAGCTGCCGCCCTTCACCGACGAGCTGAAGAATGTCACCCGGAGCATCTGGAAGGCGGCGACGAACTACGTTAAGGGAGGGCAGACGAACGTCGAGCCTGAGGTCTATGAGAAGCGACTCTCGATCTGTGCGACCTGCACCCAGCGAGTCAACGACCGCTGCGCTGCCTGCGGGTGCCGCATCGAACTCAAGGCGAGCTTGGCAACGGACACCTGCCCCCTCCTCTACTGGCCCCTACTGAATGCAGAAGGGAAGGTAGAATGACCCATGTTCACTGACAATACTCCGTGGGATCATGCGGGTTGGGGCGGCGTAATCGTTCTCGCAGGTTTTAAGGATGTTAAACTCTAAAGAACACGTATGTCATCACTGTGATAATCCGCCATGTTGTAATCCAAAGCACCTGTTTCTAGGTAACGATAAATCTAATCGCCGAGACGCTACGTCTAAATTTAGAACGGAGCACGGAGAGGATCATCACTTCGCAAAGATAACTGAGAGGGATGTACTGGAGATTAGAAAATTGGGGGCTGCTGGATCACACCGCCACCGGCAATTAGCTGAGATGTTTGGTATTAGTATTTCACAAATTGTCTCGATAATCCACCGAAGGTTTTGGAGGCACATATGAGAAGTAACCCATTTATTGCGTGCTTGTGTGCAACTTACAAGAGACCGACTTGCCTGGCGAACGCGGTCGCCTGTTTCTTGGCTCAGGAGTACGAAAATAAGGTATTGGTGATCGTAGATGACGCCGCGCAATACAACCCACGTGAGTACGATTGGAAGCAACCCAAGAACATCCTGATGATCTCTTGGCAGCAGAGAGGACCGAGCCTCAGCGAGAAACGAAATGAAGTAGCTAGGATCGCTAAGGACGGATATGAACCAGAGATCTTTGCTGTTTGGGACGACGACGACGTTTACCTCCCGAATCATCTCAGCAACATAGCCGCGGGTTACGAGCGAGGGGGAGAGTTCTTCCTTCACAAGAAGGTACTGACGACCTACGACTGTGGAGAGACCGGAAAGACGGTTTTAGAACAGGCGGTGTATGAAGTCGCCGGTCCCTGGGAAACCCGGTTCCATTCCTCCTGGGCATTCACGCGGGAGCTGTTCGAGCGAGTCGGGGGTTATCCCCCTCCTATGCCTAACGGGCAATACGATGATTTTGAGACTCAGCTCGGAATAAACCTAAAGCGAGTCGGTAAAGTAGAATATATCGACGGCGATGGACCGAGTTACGTCTGCCGGGTGTTCAACCAAGCCGAGTACCACTTGACGCAGACGGACGGGAAGAGCTACCAAGAGAACTGGGAAAGGATCGGCAAGTTGCCATCTCCGTTCGTCGGCGAGTTAGTTCCAAAGATGGACGACTGGACCAAGCGACTGTACGTGAACTTAACTGGAGTAAAAGCGTGAGCGACGAGCTTCCTTTCGTATCGTGCTTGTGCCCTACCTATCGTCACCCAAAGCTACTGGCCAACGCCGTCGCCTGCTACCTCTCGCAGGACTACCCGTTGGAGAGGCGAGAGCTGATCATCCTCGACGACTACGGCCAATACGAGAACAAGAGCTACGACGGTTACCAAGTCGTCTCCGTCTCTCGTCGATACGTTTCGTTCTGGGAGAAGCGGTGTGCGACAGCGGCTCTCGGGAGGAACTTGGGAGAGAACAAATCCCCAGACGTCTACTGTGCTTGGGACGATGACGACGTCTACATGCCGTGGCACATCACAGCCCACATCGAGGCGCTGAAAGTCAGACGGCGGGGTAGGGACGCTGTTGCCTACTCACATCCCATGAAGATATTCAGCACATATGGGCGAGTCTTACATGAGGAAGACGGTCGAGGTCGGTTTGAGGGTTCTTTCGCATTCACCCGAAGAGCCTACGAGAAGGCCGACGGCTGGCCAGTCACCAAGCGGGGAGGGGGTGACCAGATATTCATCGGTCGACTGGAGAAGGCCTGCGGAGGAAAGATCGACGACCCCTGCGAGGGATATGCCCCCAGCTACGTCTACCGTTGGGAGTCTACGAACAGTAATCATTCATCGGGGTACCATAAGTCGTTTGACGACGAGGAGTGGTATGATCGCTACGCGAGAGAGGCGAACTTCGACGACGAGGGGGCCAGCAGGATCGTCTTACCCCAGTTCGATGCGGAGACGAAGCAGATCTACAGTCTAGTCGATCAGGAGAAAGGAATCGGCCTTGAGACACATCAGATACAGAGTTGACCCCGACGTCGAGATCAGTCGGGTCCTCAACCAACTCTTGGACTACTATGACGATAAAAAGTACGAGGAACACCAGATCGAGAGGGCCAAGCGACCGCCGATCTACGAGAAGAGGCATGAGTACGGATGTTATCTTGACACTGGAAAGCCTCTCTCCGAGGAAGATCGCGAGAACTTGAGAAAAGAACTGGCAGGCGAGATCAGAGGAGACATCGACGAATGAGTGAACCTACCCACTACCACTGCCCCTACGGACACGAACATCCTCAACCGTGCGAACTGGAAGACGGCAGGGTCATCTGTCGGAAGTGCTTGTACGACGACGGCGTAGAAGTTGAATGCATTCTATGTACGCCAGAGACCTGCGGAGAGCGAGCATGAGATGGGCTTACGGAGTGATGACTTGTAAAGAGCGAGCGACGAATATCCTAAGTAAGACTCTCACGTCACTGGCAACGGGGGGATTTGACAAGCCGCGAATTTTCCTCGACGATGGTTGGGAAGAGATCCCGATCGCAATCGAACTGGATTTCACAAATAGAAGTCCGCGAATCAATCCGTTCGGTAACTGGCTGCTCGGGATTTGGGAACTCTACATCAGGAATCCCAACGCCGAGCGATACGCGATGTTCCAGGACGACATCGTATGCTACAAGAACCTTCGTCAGTACCTCGAACAGTGTAACTTACTTCAGTACCAACCGATGACCGAATCAACCAGAACAGACACGATTCAAGAACCAAATAAACGATACTGGAACCTCTTCACGTTCACGGCAACAGTCGACGTCGCTAAACACCAACCCTCGAACGAGGAACTAGCTCCGAAAGACAGAACAGGTTGGTACGAGTCCAACCAACTCGGTCGGGGGGCGGTCGCCCTCGTGTTCGATCGTCAGGGACTCCAGACGTTACTCAGCAGCCCCCTCCTCGTTCAGCACCCGATGGAAGTCTATCTGGGAACTAGGAGGATTGACGGGATTGTACGAGATTGCCTGAGTGCCGCTGGTTACGTGGAGTACGTTCATTGGCCTTCGCTCGTTCAACACGTGGGAGACCTCTCGACGATCGGCAACCCAACACAGAAGCCCGCCATCTCCTTCCGCGGCGAAGAATATGATGCTCTCAACTTACTGAAGAGGGAAACCGTTTGATCTATCTTATTCCGTTATCAATTATTGCGGGGGTACTTGTCTTTGCTACCTCTACCTTGTTTGACGTAGTGAAGCAAATCGAAAAAGTGGCGGACGAACTGATGGGAATACACAACGCGATCATCGCCGAGCAGGTTCGGAGAGACGAACGAGAGAAGAGGTACGAGACATGAAGGCCCTCTGCATCTGTCAGTACGGTCACTCGCGATCGGTCGCTCTGAGTCGAGTGTTACACGGCAGGTCGATCGAGGCAGTCGCGATCGGCTGGTCTACTGCGGGACAAGACGCGATAGACGTACTGTCAGAGTGGGCTCATTACATCTTCATGCTGGACATGACGAACGGACCCCATAAGATCCTACCGAGGCACAGAATCAAGATCGTCCCGTTCGACGTCGGACCTGACAGGTGGAGTAACCCCTACAACCAAGAATTGCTTGAGATACTCGGTAAGAAGTTCAACGAGTTCTATGCGACGCTACCGACGGAAGACTGACGATGCCCGAACCCTGGACGATCGACGACACGATCGGTCGCTTGCAGACGACTCAGCTGCCGAGGCTCGTCAAGCCAGCTTACGTGCCGAAGGAGGAGAGTCAGCGTAGGATCATGCTCGCGGTCGAGTCGATGAAGCGGCACACCAGCGATGAAGGTTATCAGATAGCCCAGGGACTGGAGAGCGCGGGATACGATCTCGTAGGACACCGGATGACCTTCGACGTGACCGACGTCCGCAGGATCTACCAGAGTCTCAAGCCGGGGACAGTCGTCGTTCAGGACAAGCGGGAGTGGGACGTCCAGCCGGGAGACTTCCGCGAGCACGAGGCTCGATTCCACCACGTCTCCTGTCTGGCGTACCAACCCGAAGTCTTCAGACTGACGATCCTCAAGGACTCTCACCAGCGGCCGGAGTGGCATCGAGAGAGTGCTGATGAGATCAACTGCCACGCCTGGATCGTCTATTACAACAAAAGGATCGTGCAGCACGTTGCTACCTACGTCAGACCCGAGCACCTCGTGAGGACGTACCACAGTCTTGACCCCGACCTGGTTCCTCCCTACTCGGGCGATCGTAACCAGGAGTGCTTGTTGTCGGGGGCTGTCTCGGCAGCGTATCCTCTCCGACTGAGTATCGTGCGTAACCTCTGTAACACACCGGGAATTACTTACCTCTCACATCCGGGTTATCACCGTAACGGTTCTGCGACCCCCCAGTTCCTCAAGAACCTGAGTCACTTCAAGGTAGCGATCTGTACGGCGTCGATGTACGGCTACGCTCTCCGCAAGATCATGGAGGCGACGGCCTGCGGCTGCCGAGTCCTGACCGACCTACCAGTTGACGAGGTTCTGCCTGAGATCGATGGGAACTTGTTTAGAATTAGACCAGACACGTCAGCGTACCACGTTGGGATCTATGTCCGTCAGCTCGTCAAGGAGTACGACGCCGACAAGCAAAGGGACTACGCCGATAAGGCCAAGCAGTTCTACGATTACAGAGCAATAGGAAAGAGATTGTCTGACGACATCGAGAAACTGAGGAAAGGCTACAATGACTGAGCAAGAGCAATATCAAGAATACGAGGCAAAGAGAAAGGAACATCAGTACGAGATCCGCAGAGAACGATTTGCGTTAAAAATTTACGGGATACTAACTCAAGAAGAAGCCGCTGGAGAAGCATTTCCAGACTGGAAAGAGATAGCGGAGAGGGCTGTTACAGCGGCTGACGCCTTAGATAACGCTCTCTATCCTGATCCTCATGTACTTCCCCCTTACGAGGCATAACGATGAACGAAGCTGAAGCAATCGCGAAGATGATCGGACCCGGTCAGCGTCGACCGAGGAAGAGTTATCGTGAAGGCGTGATGCAGATCTGGACCACGAACGTCTGCGACAAGGCGTGTTTTGGATGTACCCAGCTCGGACAGATCAAGTCGCCGAAGAGGTTCATCACGCCGGAGCAGTTTGAGCAGGCAGTCATCAGTCTTGGATTCGAGAAGGGGGACGGTTTACCTTCTTGGCGAAACGGAATGCCCTCAGAATCTTATTTTGGAGTTGTTGGAGTTTTCGGTGCCAACCCCGCTCTTCATCCTCAGTTCGACGATCTCTGCGATGTCTTGCAGACCTACGTCCCTTTCGAGCAGCGAGGACTCTGGTGCAACAACCCACTTGGTCACGGCAAGAAGATGCGAGAGACGTTCAACCCCGCGGTCAGCAATCTCAACGTCCACTTGGATCAGAAGGCTTATGACGAGTTCAAGCGAGACTGGCCGGAGGGGAACGTCTTCGGACTGCACGAGGACAGTCGTCACAGTCCCCCGTGGGTCGCGATGCAGGACATTATGATAAACATAGAAGATACTGTGACGCCACAGGGAATCGTCTCAAATTCTGAAGCTGAACGCCATTCAGTCAGCTTACGACACCTGACAGAAGAGGAGCGATGGACTCTCAAATCTGGCTGCGACATCAATCAATACTGGAGTGCGATGATCGGGGTCTTTCGGGGGGAGCTGAGAGGTTACTTCTGCGAGGTCGCGGGGGCTCAGGCGATCGCTCACCAGGACGATGATTGCCCCGACTGTGCGATGAGAATTGACACTGTGGACAGCGGTGAAGTCCTGCAACACTTCAAACGCAAGGACGGTTGCCCAACTTGCAAGGGAACCAGGCTCTATCCAGACCTCGGTTCAACGATCTACGATGGCTGGTGGAAGCAGCCGATGGAAGCCTTCAAGGAACAGGCAAGGTTCCACTGTGACGCCTGCGGAGTTCCATTACGAGGCTACGGCGAACTGGCCCAATCCCACGAGGGACTCGAACAGGTCAGCAAGACCCACGAGGCGATCTTCAAGCCGAAGCGAAGCAGCCACCTCGTCCAGCTCGTAACCGACCGCAGCCAGCTCGGCAAACCCCTGGCGGTAATGACTCAATACCTGCAAAATTCTCATAAGTAATCGAGCAACGTGATGCCTAAATTCAGAAAGAATCCGATTGTAATTGAAGCGTTCTGCTGGCTTAAAAATGGAGATCACCCAGAAGACGGGCCGGCTGAGACAGAGGGTAAAGTCGTTCGATACTTTCGCCATCCACAAGTGGCTGCCGACAAGTGTTGTCCGCATTGCCTAAACGCCATGAATGACCACGGATTTATGGACACACACGAAGGCGGATATACTGTTTGCCCTGGCGACTGGATTATTACGGGCGTGAAGGGCGAGCGTTATCCGTGTAAGCCAGATATCTTCAGGGCGACTTACGAGGAAGTGAAATAATATGGACTCGGACTTCCCCAGTGCGATGCTCCCCGAGATCGAGGAGTTCCTCTCGAAAGACAGCGAGAGAGAATCTGGACTCGATCTCTACCCAGGCGTCTTCGACACACAGCACTTCTTCCCGCTTCAGAGGAAGGAGGAGCTGAAGAAGATGATCCAGACGGCTCGGAAGGTCGAGCCGAAGGTCATCATGGAGATCGGAGCAGATAAGGGGGGAGGACTGTATCACTGGTGTAAGTGCTTCCCCAGCGTCGAGAGAATCATTGGATGTGAGATACGAGGGACACCGTACTCCAGCCTCTTCGAGCGGTCCTTTCCGAATGTCAACTTCCTCTGGCTGCCGGTGAGCAGCTACGACAACAAGACGCTGAACGCTGTTCACAGGTGGCTCGGCGAGGAGAGACCCGACAGGCTGAAGATCGACGTCCTGTTCTGTGATGGCGAGAAATCGTACTTCAAGAAGGACATCGACGCCTACCTACCCTTCATGTCCCCGAAGGGGGTTATGTTCCTGCACGACATCACGGACTGGGATGGTCCCCCGCAGGCGTTCGAGTACGCCCAGAGTCTGGGTTTCAGGACCGAGACGATCATCGACAAGTCAGACACGATGCAGTCGCTCGGGAGGGCGATCCAGGGTCAGGCAGCGACGACTCCCTACGAGAGCTGGCTACGGCACTGGGCCGGGACCTCGTGCGGGGTCGGGGTCGTCTGGATGAGAGAATCTCAATTTACTGTCAACGAAAGGAAGTTTAGAGATGAGTAGCGGCAAACCAGTTCTACAGCCTCAGCCGACTTGCAAGCATGAGTGGGAGATCTCCCGCGTGAGGGTCGGCATCAACAAGTATGAGACCCGACATACCTGCAAGAAATGTGGGGAAACTAACCCACCAGGAAAGTAGAATGGCTAAAGAGTGCAAACTGATAGGACAAGTTGGAGGAGTTTATCAGATTAGAAATACCTCAAACCAAAAAGCCTATGTTGGATCTACGAAGTGCTTTACTGGTAGATGGAAGACGCATAAGATCGCCCTTAGAAACGGCATTCACCCTAACAGATATCTGCAAAACGCTTGGAACAAGCACGGAGAAAAAGCATTCAAATTTGAGATCCTTATTAAATGCCGCTCTAGCTTGTGCTTGAAAAATGAGCAGAAGTGCATAGACGAAAGGACACTTAAAAATCTGTACAATCTTGCTCCAAAAGCTAACGGCGTTTTTGGAATCAAATGGTCAGAAAAATCTAAAGAGGCTTTTCGGGCACGTTGGAATGAAATTTACTTAACTCCTGAATATATTCAGCACATGAAAGCTATCAAATTCGGAACAAAACGGTCAAAACAAGCCATAGAAAAACACAAACTGTGGATGAGTAAAAACCGAGCCAAACTCGGAGCAGCTATTAAGCGGGGTCTTGCCAATCCCGAGGCCAGAAGAAAAATGCGTGAGGCAGCTGCCAGACGTTGGGCATCGCGTAAGGCTGAGATTGCTAAAGTCAACGCAAATAATCGCAAAAATATAAACCCAGCGGTGTCAGAAGGTGCCAAGAGGGGCTGGATTACTAGAAAAGCTAATTACGGGACAGATGGGGGAGTCTCTGGGAAAATAGCAAATAAAGCTTTAATAACCAGAAGACAGAGATATGGCCCCAGTGGAAGGTCTCCAAGAGCAGCGGCCGAACTAGAGAAGCATCGAAAGCAGGCAAAATTGAGGAAAGATAAATTCAGGAAGGAACTGGCAGAAATCTATGAAAATATTCTCACGAAAAGACGAAAAACCAACACCAGTATGTGAACATCTATGGGTCAAGAAGTGTACTGGCGGAGTCTGTCAGGTCGTCTGCGTCCTCTGCGGTCAGAAGGGAACTAACGCCAGTTTACCCAAGATAGACCCAAAAGTGTTAGAGACTGTACGTAATCATCTAGGACCTTCAAAGTGAACGAGCAAGTGAGAAAAGAACGAACGCTGTCAGATGAAGAGTTAGGTGCAATTGAATTTCGTGTCAACGGTTGGTTGCCAACCGATCCAGATTACGCAACAGAGGGGATGATCTCCCAAGAGATCCCGCTTCTCATCAGTGCATTACGTTCTACGAGAAATGCGCTCCGACAACAAACGGGACTCGTCGAGAACGCTCGTAAAGTTGTGGAAGAAGGACAATCTTGGTCGTTCTTTGAATTAGAAGAAGCTCGCCAAATCCTCCGAGCATTGGGAGAGGACAAGTGAATGACCTGACCAAGAAGCTCGTTGAGATGTTCCCCAACGGCGGGTACTTCGTCGAGGCAGGGGCACACGACGGGATAGGCGACTCCCAGACCTATGAGTTAGAGCAACTCGGCTGGAACGGCCTCTGCGTAGAGCCCTCGTCAGCGTTCCACGGACTAACCGAGAGCCGCAGGTGCAGGCTAGACAACCGTTGCCTGTGGGACCACAACGGATTAGCTCCATTCACAGAGATCTCCGGAAATGACATCGAGCTAAGTGGTATCTCTGGGTCATTCAACTACGACGAACACGGCCGAGATAACCTTTCTAGCTATGTCAGCTTAAAGCAGGCGGTCACTCTTACCGCGATGCTCAAGGATCACGACGCTCCCTCAGTCATCGAGTTCCTGGCATTGGACACTGAGGGATCAGAATTGGCGATCCTCTCGGTTCACGACTTCGAGCGGTATCGGTTCCTGTTCATGGAGATCGAGTACCACACGGACAAGAGACGCGAAGAACTGACTCAACTACTTGTACCGAAGGGATACCAACTCCACTCTGACGACGCGGTAAACTTGTTTCTGACCTACGGAAGGGAGATATAATAGAAATTGCGTGGCTAGGGTCGCTCCTGAAAAGCAGAAACCTCGCTGCCTGCCACGTAACTTTTTAATTGAGGGCTACTGGGGGAGTAGAAAACGTGACAGAGATTAAGGACATTAAAGGACAGCGGTTTGGCAAGTTGGTAGTCTTAAGCTATGTCGGACAGAACAAGTTCAGGAAGGCCGAATGGAGGTGCCAATGCGACTGCGGTAAGACTACAGTCACAACAGGAGGCGGATTAAGGTCAGGCAATACAACTAGCTGTGGCTGTTACCAGAGAGAAGCTAACAAAACCCACGGTGAGTCACGAGTCAACAGTAAGGAATACAAAGCTTGGGGCGAGATGTTGAGCCGATGCCGGAACTCAAACGGGAAGGCATACCACAACTACGGCGGTCGGGGAATCAAAGTCTGTACTCGTTGGTTGTTATTTGTAAATTTCCTAGCTGACATGGGCCGTAAGCCAACTCCTCAACACAGCCTTGATCGTTATCCAAACAACAACGGCAACTATGAACCCGGAAATTGCCGATGGGCGACCAAAAAGCAACAGGACACGAACCGCAGACAGACGCGACTGCACACATTCAATGGTGAGACGCTATGCGTTAAAGACTGGGCTAAGAAATACGATCGAAGCTACGACGTGCTACTGAAAAGAATCCAGTCTGGATGGGACTTCGAGAAAGCCCTGATGACTCCCTACAAAAAATACAAACTAAAAAGAAAGGAGGTGCACAATGGCTAATCCAATGGTGTTTAAGCATATCGAGCTGGAAATACTAACGGCTTGCGATTGTGCCTGCTTTTGGTTGTGATCGAATGAGCGACGTCACCAACGCACCGAACATGACGATCGAACAGGTCAAGCTGTTCGTCGACGAGAGCCTTGAACTCGACTGGGAGTGGGAGCGTATTCGATTGCTCGGGGGAGAGCCTACTCTACATCCCAAGTTCCGTGAGATCTGCGAAGAGCTGATTCGTTACCGTACCAAGTTCCCTGGCGTCTTCCTTCAGGTCCTCAGCAACGGACTCGGCAAGTTAGCCCAACACCAGGACTGGCTCGTCGAGAGGAACATCGACCCACACGTCGAGGCCAAGAACAAGACCGTCCAGCCTCACTGGTTCGTCAACACGAGGATCGTCCCTCTCGACAGAGACCCCGACTGCCCCGACCTACCGCCGTGCGGGATCTTCGGCGTTAGGGGCTGTGGGATCGGACTGACGAGGCACGGATACTTCCTCGATGGTGCTGGGGCCTCGATCGCTCGTATCGCTGGGTTCAACATCGGAGTCCAGCACCTCAAGAACGTCACGATGGAGGCCATGCTCGAACAAGCCAAGCCAATCTGCAAGCGCTGCGGACACTGGAACGACCAAACGCCAGGAGTCCCATCAGTGACCAAAAAAGTTTCGGAGACCGGGATGACGACTGGGGCCTTCTGGACAGAGACCCTCGCGAAGTACAACAAGGAGAAGCCAGTCCTGACCGTCTACGGGAGCGACAGATGACAAATGTACTTCAACGAGACACGACTAACGGCGTGCTGTTCGGCGTGTGTGCTGGACTGGCCAACTACTTCAGCGTCGACGTCACGCTCGTTCGCCTGGCATTCGTCGTCGGCTTATTCTTCACGCTCGGCCTCGACGTGATTGTCTATCTGGCGCTGTGCTTCCTAGAGAAGCGACCGGAAGAGTAACATGACTAGAGATCGTTACTGCCTGCCTCAGAACTACATTACGAGGCCTGAGCCGATCTTCCACGATGATACGACGTTGAAGGACGAATACCAGAAGGAAGTGTACGCCGAGGCGAGAGACTACTACGACAGATACGAGTTCAACACAGTCCTCGACCTCGGCTGCGGCTCGGCGTTCAAGCTGCTCAAATACTTCCCCGAAGCCCTGACAATTGGAGTCGACCTGCCTTCTACCGTAGATTGGCTCCGCAGGAATCATACCGAGAGAGCCTGGAGGGATTGGGACGACGGACCCACGAACGCGGAGTTAGTGATCTGCGCCGACATGATTGAGCACGTGAAGGACCCCGACGAGGTCATCAACTTCATCGAACGCTGCAAGCCAACCCTCATCGTGATCTCAACGCCAGACCGCTCGTTACTGGAGAAGGGCAAGGAAGGTCCACCGAATAACGAAGCCCACGTCCGGGAGTGGACCTTCGACGAGTTTGGTGAGTACCTCCGTCAGCGGTGGGTGATCATCGATCAGAAAGTAGTGAACTACCAACAATCAACCCAAGTGGCGGTCTGCCGACTATGAAACTCACGATCCTCATGCCGACGCTCGTCGAACGTCGTGACACGCGGAAGAAGTTGGTCAACGAACTCCTGAGACAGACGAGAGGCCACAGGAGAGACGTCGAGCTGTCAGTCTTCGAGGACGATGGGACGATGTTCTATGGGCGAAAGATGCACGTGATGTACTCCCAAGCGAAGGGAGACTACGTCTGCTGCGTCGACGATGACGACTGGGTTGCAGGTAACTACGTCGAGTGGATACTGAACGCGATTGCAATTGGGCCAGACGTCGTCACGTTCGACCTCTATCGCGTCGATCTTGCCCAGACCTGGACGTTCGGAACCAAGTACCAGGACCGAGAGGTTGTTGGATCTAAGATTGGGATGACGGCGAATCACCTCTGCGTCTGGCGGAGGGAACTGGCTCAGTCGGTTCCCTGGCCCGACGAGACACAAGGGGCCGACGTCGCGTGGTACACTGAGATGCAGCGAAAGTATCCAGACGCTCTTGAACAGCACATCGACGCGATCCTCTACCTCTACTTCTTCGACCGCTCGGTCAGCCGCTGCCACGAAAGGTTAGATGATGAGTAAGTGGAAGAAAGACAATCTAGCCGCTGTAGTTGACGACCTCGTGAAAGGAAAGATAGATGAGCAAAAGGCGAGAGAAAGATTGGCGGTAATCATTGACGAATACGTCGTTGAAGCACTACAAGACAGGGACCACAGCGAAGAGTCTGCATTACAGAGATCGTTTAGGAGAGAACTATGAAGGCAATACTTGTTGCCGTTAATTTCCTTGATATCCTGTCAATCACGCTTCCTTACAATCGACATCACTTCGACGAGGTCTGGATCGTCACGAACCAACTGGAAGTCAGCAGTCCCAAGATGATGCAGTTAGCTGCGGACAACCGAGCGACGCTGTTCGGGACCGACGCCTTCTACGAGGATCATGCCGTTTTCAATAAATTCAAGGCGCTGGAGCAGGGACTCGACGCGATGGGAAGAGACGGTTGGTTATGTGTAGCACCCTGGGTCCCCGTAGAAGCTCCATTCGTTAAAGGCGCATCGAGAAAATGGTACGTCGGAAATCTGATCACGATCAGGACCGTCAGTGGCCGGTCAGTGTCCGTGACACCTGATCACAACTTGTTTACCTCTCGCGGTTGGGTTCCAGCGAAATCGATTCGCAAAGGAGACAATCTCTTTCAGGTCAGCAGTCCCGATTGTCTTGGGGCACCAGACGTACACCAGCGTCCACCCGAGATTGGTCAAATAGTCGATGCGGCGTTTGAGAGATCCGCGATGAAGAAGGTGGGGTCCGTGAGGATTCGTATGGATCTCAAACCCCAATTTCTTGACGACGATCGCGACGTCGATGTTATACCGTCTGACAGCGAATTGTCTGTCGACCTTGAACCGCTTCGACAGTGTGTCAGCGACGTCGCCTTCGTAGCGTCCGATGCAGACCTGGTTTGCGTGTCTAGTCTTAGCGATCTTCGACGAGACCTTCGCGGGACGCGCTACGCCGGTACGCACAGCCCTCATCGCAGCGACCCGCTTAGCGACGGCCGCCGGAGAATCGTGAGTCGCCCTAACTTTACCGGCTTGGCTATGACTCCGTTGTATTATTCCAGACAGTCTGAGTTGCCTACTGATAACCTTGTCACTTGTATCAAAAACAGCGGCGATAGTTCTCAAGCTATCGCCGGCCTCATAACGCCTGACGACGTAGTCTCTATCGATGCCATCCCGTGGTCTGGTCATGTCTATGATCTCTCTACGGTTCAAGGTTGGTTCCTAGCAGATGGACTTATTATACACAATTGCATCATGGACGCCGACGTCCTCTGGCCTAAAGACATTGGCGGAGTGATGATCGAGAACAGTTCCAACAGGAACTTGATCCTATCAGATTGTGGTTGCTCATTTACGTTTGGCTATCTTTACACTCCCAAGCGGCGGATGTTCACCAATCTCACGAAGCCAATTCCGCCGGAGTCCGAGTGGAAGGACTACCCCTACCATCACTACTTGGCTGAGTGGAGTGGCTACACCCAGATATTCCACGGCAGCGACCCAGTCCTTCCGAATCCGCCTTGGCATGACACTTCGTGGTTACATGCTGGCGGCGGCGACAGCGGATTTCAGAGTCTGTGGCCACCAGACAAAAAGCTCCGTACACCCTTTGAATGCTTGCACTTGGGCGACTCGCTTAACTGGACAGGGAGAGTGACGAAATACGTCGACGGGTCTACTCCGCCGGGGGCCGAAGCAAACCGCCAGAAGCTGGTGAGGTTCCTGCACGAGCGAAGTCTGAAGGGCAGCAGGTCAGATCGCTACGACCACGAGAAGATACAAAGGACTGAGTGATGAGTAAGGGGATAGCAGACGCTACGGCGATGGAGAATGGAGTCGAGATCTTTCGCAAGGCCGCTGATGGAGTCCCGCCGTTCTCCCCAGAGCACAAGGAACTGGATCGAGAGACTTGCCTGAGGATGATCAACGGGGACGTAGCGGAGATCGGTCGAATAGACCAGCTCATCGCCAGCCACGAGGAAGCCGAGCGGGGCAAGTAAACTAAACAGAACGACCGTTGCAGACTGGGATCGCACGCCGTAGGAGTCGAGGTGTGTAATCTGGAAGGCGACAAGCGTCTAGAGACCGTCAAGGATGAAGTCCGGGCGGTTACGTCTGACCGTCGTTCCGTTTTAACTAAAAGAGCCGCCGGCACCACGGCCAGAGAGCGGGCCGCAAATCAGGACTGCTTTGAGTGAGGCCGGCCTGGCCTCGTCGGAAGGTCCCGCTTGCCCTTGCCTATGCGGCGCCGGATGCACTCGCGGAAAAACTGCGAATAATCCATGTCTCCGCGGGCCGCGTTGATGGATGCGATCCAGTCGTCGGGCAGGCGGAGGAGGAAGTCGGTGTAGCCGGGGCGTCTCATGAGTCACCTATGTCACCGACGACAATCAGATGATGAAGCTCAGCGTAGCGCATGGAGCGTGAGTGTGGATCGTTCTCTTCTCTCCGTGACGAGAGCTGTTATAGACCTCGATCTGAAATTCACGACCATCAAATGCAGCCCAGTCGCGCTCTACATCGGTCTTGACCTGGGCTGCGATGTCGGCGGCAGAGGCGCCCACCTCATGCTCCATATAGTCGAATTTCAACGAGCCTATCGTTGTCCACGTCGGATACAGTGGCGAGTGACGAAAAAATACTCCCACCGCCGTGCAATGTCGCCCAGACTCGGTCCTCACGGCGTCGCCAAGTTTTACAGTTGTAGTCATCATCGTTTCACCCTTTTCTCTTGCGGTTTCTTGTGGCACACGCGGAGAAATAACGGACGGCCTCAATCAGCGTCTGCGGGATTGTGTCGGTCATTGCGATCTCCTCTCATTAGTCACGGTATCGAGAGATGCGCGTCGCCTCGACGGCGTCACGGACTTCGTCTGTCCACGCCTCGATGACTGTCTCCTCGGCCTCTCTGCACGCACGCACGGACAGCTCGTCAGATTGCTCAGCGCACTCGGCCAGCGTCGTCTCCAGGCATTGCATCGCGGCGAGCAAATCGGCGTCATCGGTGAGGCCCGATTCGATCGCCTTGCGAATTGTGTTGATCGTGGTGTCTTCGGCGCTCTCGTAATTGCAGTTCGCGATGATTGGGTAGGTCGTCATGTTTTCCTCTTGGCTTGTGGCAGCCTTCGTTTTTCCCTTTCCCGTTGTTTCCTTCACTGGCCTAATTGTATAGCCATTTTCGTTCGGCGACAAGCCAGGAAACGAAGAAAAACGACAGAATTCCAAAATAATTGGCTAGCCGTTACGTAGATTACCCAAACTACCGAGCCACCGCCGGAGATTTGCGAAGGCTCTCAACTGCTGCCGTGGCGAGCGCTTCGTAGCTCGGATACTTTACGCACCACGACTGATAATCGGCACGCGGTTCCGTGTCCGGCAGATCCACGTCGGCCGTCACGGTGATAAACAGCTTCATCATGCGGCCAAACACGTAATCGCCGTAGGGATGTCCGGGGCGATCAAAGCTCATTGGATAATCACCCTGCCCTCGAACGTTGTTCCAGACCATCTCTTCGGTCACGCTTCTGCGCTCCTGAAGCACTCCCATGCCCGATGCACGGCCGCAGGCTTCGTAAGCGAGGAAGAAAATCCGTTTGGCCAATTGCTCACCACTAAAACCTTCCACTTTGAACTTCATAACTTTCTCCAGTTTTGAAAAGTCACCACTGAACGCTACCCTACCTTAGTGCGCTTACGATCTAGGTCGGCTCGGTCAAGAGCCGCTTCCCAAGCAACTGGATTCTTGTAGCTCTGATCGTCGCGTAGAGATAATTCCTCATCTTCGTATTCATCCTCGTCGTCGTCTTGGTAGTCATCAGGGTCGTCTGGACCTTCGTCCTCCTCGTCAACCAAGCCCAACTCATCGACAACGTGACCCGTCGTGTCCTCGTGCTTGTTCGCTTCAAGGCCGTCGTTTGTCGTAAAGTTGCAGTGTCCGCAGGTGTACATCAGCCGTCTCCCATCATAACACATTCCAGTGGAATCTGATACAGCTTGTCCTTGTCGAACGTATCTAACCTGACGATCGCGTCGGTCGAGATCGTGTCCAGCTCGCTTTTACCTAATATGGTTCTGGTCGTAACGCCGGCCGCCGCTGGGACGAATGCGATTAGCGTCGCTTCGATCGGACTCCGCCAGTCCTTGTTCAACCTGACGACGCATTTGAGATTGAGCATCAGTTCTTTCCTTTACTGGCTGATCTGTAGACGTGAAAAGAGTCAGACGTCTGCCCCTCCTTTCTCGGTCTCACGGAGACTACTTCGTTGTTCGTGAACGCCGTTACCCAGCAGTAGTGCTTCCCGTGCTTGTGCTCGCTGATCCTCCCCTGCTTGACGACGTTGGAGACTCTCTGGATCGCAGTCTCCTCGTCGATCTCCGGTCCGAACGTGATGATGATCCTCTTCATGGTTCCTCCTTGGTTAGAAGATGCTGGGCTTGACCTACCTAGCATGAGAAGCCGTCCGAGATGAGTTTGGCGGCTCCAAGGTTTCAGACTCGGTAATTCCCACACGACTGACTGAGGTAAACTACGTAGCCATCTTGGTCTTGGAATTCCGTTCGACAGGTAATGTCGTCAGATTCGTGTTGGGGAGACAAAACCGAGTAGGCGGTAATCGTCTTGTCGCCGTTCGTCCAGTTGAGACGATCCCAATCATATCGCCACTCCCCAGGGAACATCTTACGGAGTTGGTCAATTACTCGCTTACGAGGCATAGACTAAGCTTCCTGACTTGGTTCCTGAATCATGTCGTGACCGAACGTCCTAAAGAACTCGTCCCTGATCTGCTTCTCGATGTAGCGGAGATCATCTAGAGATAAGCTCAAATCTGCCGAGTCTCTACCTGATCTTATAAGTTGTAACATCAGACCTAGATCTTGAGCTAAGTTAGCAACAACCAGAGGGAATTTGGCGACTGCCCCTAGTCGGTTCAGCTCGCTCATCGCGAGGATCTCTTGGGTCTTCGCCCCTTCCAGCTTCTTGCGATCAACTGACATAGATAAGCTCCTCGATCGCCCTCGTTATGGCGATGTAGCGACAATTCCATTCTTGCTCGACCTGCCACTTGCTCTTGGCCATCGGATGTGGAACGGTCGCCCCTTCCGGTTCAAGTAAGAAAACTCTCTTGTTTTCGAGGCCCTTCGCTTTGTGAATCGACGACAGTCTAATCCCGGTTCCGTTCTTGTCGTCGGTGAACACGCTCTCGATCTTCGCGACGACTCCCGCAACCGTCGTCTGGTCTTCACAGAATGCAATTAAGCAGTCGTGACGATCTTGCAGGGCGATCAGTCGGGTGTCGGACGGGTTGCGCTTCGAGTTCTCCTTCGTCTGTTCCTTGTGAAGCCAGTCCTCCAATTTGACGAGCAGTTGCGAGACGTCGTCACACTTCATCTTGTTGATCGTGCTGATGAGCCCCTGTCCGACGTCTCTGCCTTGAATTACGGCTTTTCGTCCAGCCTTGAGGAACTTGAAACACTGCGAGACGAGAGGTGCGTTACAGCGACAGAGGATCATGTCTCCGTCTTGGACGTAACCGCGGTAGTTACTTTGAGCAGCCCCGTCCTTCGCTTCCTTCTCGTCATCCTTGTACTTGAGTCCGTGACGAATCGCCCCGTCGCAGTTTGACTCGTGCGCCTCGAAGTCAGGCACGATCCTCTGAGCTTCCTTGACGATCGCCTTCCCGCACCTCCGAGTGACGGTGAGCGGGAGAGTGACGCAACCTCGAACTGAAACTGGCGGGTCTATTTTTTGAGCAGCGTAGATGGCTTGAAGCACAGATCGACTACGCGGTACACCGAAGCACTCACTGAGTTCTTCCGCCATCCGCTTCATGCTCTCGGAGTCGGCTCCTGCGAAACCGTAGATCGCCTGCTTCGGGTCTCCACATAGGATGAGACGCCTTCCCGACATCTTCGCGAGGGCTTGTTGAACTTTTGAAAGGTCCTGGCACTCATCACAAAGCAATACGTCGTACTTCTGGACGTTCAAGCCGAGAGCGACCGGAATCCACACCATGTCGTTGAAGTCCACGCAGTTATCGCGAGCGACGTCCTTGCACCGTTCGAGGACTCGCGGAACCAGCGAAAAGACCTCTTCCTGCGAGCTGTTCAGGTCGACGTCGTAGTACGAAGCCAAATCCCGAAGAGTCTCATTCCAGTCTGGATCTCCGGGTTTCATCGAGTTACCACAAGGATCGAGGTGAGAGAGGTTCATCTTGCAGAGACCGACCAGCTCCTCCGTCGCCTTGACGAGGACCGGCTTGGTACGTCGGAGTTCGCGGATGTCGCGTTCGAGCAGCTCGGAGACGACGTCCTGCACGCGGTAGCTGTTTACCTTGACGTTGCCGAACGCCCGCTTGACTGAGGAGAAGCCCAGGCTGTGCATCGTCATCGCGTCACAGCCTGCGGGGACTCGCCGCTTCAACTCCTCAGCTATGCTCTTGTTGAATGCCACGAAACCAACAGTCTGTGCTTTCCCCTTCGACAGGCAGACGGCGTCGAAGATCGCCTGCTGCTGCGGGGAGGGGACGATGTCCGAGGGGAGACCCTTCAGCAACTTGAGGGACTCAATGAGAGTTGTCGTCTTGCCAGTCCCCGCTCTCGCCTCAATGATCAGGTGGGGGGTGGTGTCCGCGCCGGTATCTCGCTTCGTCTTTAGCCGGTCCGCGAGAGTTTTCCGCCCGTCTTCCCGTACCACCTGATCCTGTGCTTTTTCCTCAACGCGATCAGTAACCATCGCTCTTCTCCCGCTTCTGTTTGGCTCGGGTCATGTCGTCGCTGATCTGCTTCCGCATCGTTCGCGTCTTGTCGACTGCCTTCTTCGCGTTCGTCTGCGATCTCGTCGGCTTCTTAGTCTTCTTCGGGTGCATCGCGTCGCTCCTGTTCCTGAGTCAACTAAGTAATAGGACCAAATTCACTTGGCGTTGCAAGCCGTAAGTTGCCTTATGATATTCTTTATCCTCTTCTCGTGAAGTTTCCAGTGACGCTTTTGCTTATGCAGGTCGTCAATGCTCTCGGGAAAGGATTGAACTTTCTGGTTCTATTAGCCTGGATTTTTGGGGATAATTACAAGCCATTACAGACCAACGACTTACGGCTCTTCCGAGCGGAGGTTGGCTGCGGGAACCTCCCAGATTTTGCCGTTGGCCGCCTTCACTTTGGCGACCTCAGCCCCAACTTTGCCGTAGACCTCAACTAACACACCTTGCCAGTTATCCCCATCCTCGTCGAGGACCCAAACGACGTCCTTCGGTTGGGGGTCGAACTTCGGGGCCTTCCCCTTACCGTTTTTCTTCGGCGGTTTACTGACTTCTTGGTCTTCGTCAGCTCTCATCTCCTGATCTGAATCGGCATCTGGATCGTCGCCCACGTCTTCAGTCGAGTCGGGTTCTTCATGTTCTTGCGGCTTGCCGATGTCGATCCCGCCGACCGTGGGGCACTCGACGAGCACCTTCTTGCCGTCCTTCTCGCCGAACTCGGGCTCGATTGCGTCGTAGGTGATCCGCTTGCCGTGAGCGACACACAGCCACGATTTAACAATGAGCAGGATCATGACCTCTCGGGTCACCCTGCCGTCGGACGAGTCGTGACCTAGCTTGCTGATCGCCGCGTCCAGCGCAGCCATCTCCTTCCCGCCCTTCGCGAGCTTGACCCAGAAGTCGCAAGCCTCGTCCCACAGGCTGAAGTCGAGGTGGCTCTCGCTCTTGGTCTCCTCGGTTCGGTACTTCGTCGGCTCGGTCTTGCCCTGGCCCATGAGGTAGAGCATCCCGGCAGCGTAACCCGCGGGAAGGTACTTGCCGATCTTGCCGTCGCCGTCCTCCTCGAACATGTGCTTCGTTGCATCGACAAGGTGATGATGGTGATGAACGAAGTCGAACAGCTCGGCGTGACTCGGTCGAGGGGCGAAGGCGTTGATCTTCATCCCCGTCCGGTGCCAGACGACCTTGACTGCGCACTCAAGTATCCTGGAGAGTCTTCCCCTGTCTCCCTTGTTGGAACCCTCGAAGACCCCCGACCGGAAGACCGCGTCGGCGAACGACCTTCGCCTGCCGGTGTTGATCGTATTCACTGTTAGGTCACTCTCATCAATTCCTAAAACAACGATACATTCGAGAGTCGGCTGAGTCTCCCACTTGTACCACTTCTCTTTGTCTCGTTCCCAAGCCTGAACCGCTAGAATGAGAGCAACTCCTCGGTGTTGGAAGTCGATCGTTTCTCCGGTCCTACCAATAATGATCGTTTCTCCGTTCAACTTCCAGTTCTTGTTCAGGATCTCGTACTGCAACGTCCTTGCGTTACCAGGATCGTACATCCGGTTCTTCGTGTTGTTGTGTAACCGTACCTTGTGCCCATACTCGTCCGTAAGTACGTAATCAGGCCCGAACTTGACCTTGTCGGTCTCCTCTTCCCAGCCAAGCAACTTCTTGGCCTTGGACGCGGTCAGCGCCTTCTCGCCAACACAAGTCCAGACCTGGATCGCTGGATAGAGAACCTCTCGCTCGGCGGACTCGACCTTCCCATTGGCTTCGACGGGAGAGGCTTTGGGAGTCGGCTTCTTCGTGGGGGCTTTCGGCATCGCAAACATCCTTGAAGTTAGGGAAATGGAATAACTAAAATCAAATCTTCTTTTTCGGTCTACCGGGGCCTGAAAATTTTGGAAACTTCTTGATTGTCCTCGTTACTTTAAGTCCTAAAGTTGCCGCTATCTTGTCAAGACACGCACTTCGCAATCCACGCTCACCGGCCTTAAAATGGCAAAGAGTTGCCTGCGAAACTCCCGAGAGTTTTCCAAGGCGATACATAGAAAGTCCGCTCTCTTTGATTTCATGCCTAACCTGCGAGCTAAGTAACTCCATACGATACTCCTCAAAATTTTAGTTATGAACTAACGAGCTTCTTCAACTACTTCTTTGACTTCGAACGAACAGTCACCGTGACACGGAAGTCCGTCGGTAATCTGGTGTCGCCCAAGAAATAACTCCATTTGTCGTTTGACAATTTCAGGAGTCAGATACGAGCGATCTCCAATTTGTACGTCAGACTGAAGAACAACGGTGATCACGAACCGCTGCGGATTCATCGGAGATTCCTTCAAAACAGATTGTTGAAAAGTCGGACAGAGTCAAATGAGTCGCTCGCCACCCTCGAACGGTTCGGGCTTGGGAGGAGGGGGAACGACGTTGACGAGGGGCTGGCGTTTACGACGGGGGAGGGGACGAGAGACGTACTCTCGCTCTCGCAGCTCTCGGGGGATGGGTTGCCAGTTGACTTGGCGGAAGACGTCGGGAGTCGCCACAACACGTACCATGACTGATTCCTTGCTCTGGTGGGTGTCGGTTCGCGGCCAGCCGTCCTTCGGCCGACCGTCTAGGCGTGAAATATAATAGCTGGTCTCCGAAAAGTAAAGCCGGTAAAGCGAGATTTACTTTTTCGGCTAAAGAGAATATAACTGTAAACGGTTTTGATAGAGGACTCAAAATGCCCGTTCCACCGTTCCCAACCGACAAGAAGAAGCTGGCCGCTCTCGGTGTCAGACAGATCATGAGGTTCTGTAGGATCAACGAGATGCCGTCTCCGGCCGTGAAGATCATTCCTCGGGAGGATTGGCACGTCAGCACCTGTGCCTACTACCGGAAGGAGACGATCTCCATCTGTCTGGAGGAGTGCCAGTGGCCCTGCGGTGAAGCGATGTCTCGTAACTGGACGTGGCCCGGCAACACGGTCGATCGGGAACCCTACGGAGTCATCTGCCACGAGCTGGGTCACCACGTCGACTGGCTGACTGGAAAGGAGAGACACGCTTATTCGAGCGAGTTCAGCGAGGAGCTGATGAAGGAGTCGAGGGAGAAGCCTTTGACGGGATACTGCCCCAACCCGGCTGAGTGGTTCGCCGAGATGTTCCGGCTGTTCGTCACGAACCACTATTTATTGAAGGCAGTTAGGCCCAAGACCTGGAAGTTGTTCAGATCGAGATGGAAGCCGGTGAGCGGAGAGGACTGGGAGGCGGAGATGGGAGGTAACGTACCTTCGAGGATCGTTAAAGCGGCACGTAACAAGATATGCTGATGAAAGTCTTTTATCTCTACTATATACAGTAGTATAATAGTAGTAGAACCTGACCCTCCTGACCTTAACAGGAACTACGTTAGTTTAGTCGTGGGGGTGGGGGAAGTAAAGGGACCTACGAGGAAATCTTTCGAGGAGCTACGAGATGCCCGAGTTAACTGACCCACCGACGGCGGAGGAGCAGCCATGACACCGACTGAGATCAACGCCATTCAGTTTCAAGTTGTTAATCATGTTTTCGCAACGTCCGAAGAATTCGGCGTCACACTGAGTGCCGAAGGCACGACCGTTGAACTGGCGCGGGGAAAAATCGATTTATTTCTCATCGCAATGCAGAAGCGTGGATGGGGTCCGCGGATCGAGCCGCCAAAGGGGCAGACATGACACCAGAAGAGTTCAAGCAGGCTCGCGAGACGATCGCAGAGCCTTTGTGTGGGGAAGAGCGATTAGACGGTGTACGCCAGAAATTGCTACTCGCACTCGCCGAAGCCGAGAAGGTGCCAGTGTTGGAGGCGACTCTCTCAGCGATAGGTGCCGTCCTCAAAGAATTCAAATCGGAAGAGGACGAGATCAAACGGCTGAAAGATGAGAACCAAGAGTTACGGAAAATAATTTTCCATTGTCAGACGTCAATTTGCTTTGAGTGGGGTAGAAGGACTGACACTTCTCGTAAGGCGTTCTTGGAGATGTTGCTTGTTAAGGTAAATCCAATTGTTGAAGCTGTAGTCGCCAATACAGTCACGGAGGAACCATGTCCGAAGTCGTCTACTGGCTGAGGATCTCGGTCTACGCCGTGGCGTTCGCGATCCTCGTCTACTACACAGGGGCGAACGTCGTCTGGACCTACAAGCACTGGGGAGACAAAAAGTGAGCAAGAAGGGAGTCACCCTGATGTCTGAAGTGTTCAACGTGCTTCAACAGACTCGGCACGAACTCATGAAAATGGGAACTAAATGGCCAATAAACAAGCAGGACCTACTCCTTGCCCAACTCTGTGAGGACGCCAAGGAGTCAGTCAAAGGTAAGTTCCTCTCAGCACTTGAGGAGGAGAAGTGAAGAAGCTCAAGATACTCAGTAAGCCGAAAGTCAAGCACCCGTGGGACAGGTGGTTCAAGCGGCGGAAGTTCAAGCTCTACCGATACAAGGACTTCCTCTGTCAACCGCCGATCATGGCGCAGCAGGTCAGGAACGCGGCGAGTAGTCGAGAGGTCGGGGTCAGCGTCGACGTCGAAGGTGGTACTGTCCTCGTAACGGTCTGGGGGAGGAAGGATGCCAAGAGCACCAACGAAAACTAACTTAGGTCCGTTTATCGGGATCGATCCGGGGAAGAGTGGAGGGATATCGACCGTGTTTCAGAATTGTGATCCACTCGTCATTCCGATGCCACTGACTGAGCGAGACATCTGGGACAGTCTCTCGGGGCATATCCTCGGGACCGTCGCAGTGATCGAGAAGGTTGGTGGATACACTGGGGAAGGTCAGCCCGGATCTCGTATGTTCAATTTTGGCAAGAACTATGGCAGCCTGTTGATGGCTCTCACAGCGGCTGAGATAAGTTTCGAGGAAGTCGCTCCGCAGAGATGGCAGCAGGCGTTCGCGGTCGCTCCGAGGAAGTACAAGAAGGTCGGCAAGAAGAAGGTCTGGATTGAGACGAAAAGGCAGTTCAAGGAGCGACTCAGACGCAAAGCACAACAGATCTTTCCGCAGTTACCGATCTGGAGCGAGCCGAAGTCGAGGGGTCGTCAGTTGGCGATCGCCGACTCATTGTTGATCGCCGAATTCTGTCGTCGCAAACACGAAGGAAAACTGTGACTACTAAAATCGTATTGACGGCCGAACGCAGCTGGATCTCGCCGAGAGAACTGGAAATCATTATCAAACAGGGTGTTGAAATCGACGGGATGATACAAGGTTTAGTCTCAGAGTTCTCGCGGGAGGTCTACAACTTGCGAGATAAGGCGATCCACGCGGGACTCATCGAACTCGGTTGGACGCTGCCAGCGCGGACGTGGTGTTCAGCGCGTGCTTCGAGTCGTCAGGAAATCTCCACGGAAGATCAAATGACAATCTACGAAGCTGAAGAATACCTGATACGGATACTGATCCCGAATGCGTGTATGAACAGGACGTCTAACGGGGCTCCTTGGTGCCTTCCCTGTACTCTTCCTAAAAATCACTCGGGTCCGTGCCTGTTCGATTACAAGCTGCTCAGGGAAGCGAGAGAGAAGCAAGACAGATTGGAAATTAAATGACTCTGTATCAGAATCACGTCAGAGATTGGGAGTTGTGTACTCGCTGCGACCTTTGCAAGCAGCGGAAGCACGTCGTCCTCGCTCGTGGGTCTGTGCCCGCAGATGTGCTCTTCGTTGGAGAAGCTCCTGGGTCGAGCGAGGACGTTCTCAGTCAGCCGTTCCGAGGGCCTGCTGGAATCCTACTTGATCACATCGTTCAGTCGGCTCTACCCGATCCAGAACCTTCGATCTGCTTCACCAACTTGGTCGCCTGCATTCCGAAGGGGGAGAGCGGGACCAAGATGGGGGAACCTCTTCCAGTGTCAATCGAAGCCTGCGCCCCTCGTCTCATCGAGTTCATCAAGATCTGCAAGCCTCGTCTGTTCATCTGCGTCGGAACTCTGGCGACGAAGTGGCTGCCGAAGATCCTCAAGAATGTCGAGTGGTATCGAGATCAGGCGACCGTCTCAATCGTCCACCCGGCATTCATCAAGAGAGCAGAAGAGTACGCTCAACCACTCATCATCAAGAAGTGCATAATTACTTTGAGTGATTCCTTCGCGGAGTTATGAATATGGAGATACCTCAAATAAAATTCTGCCCGTTCTGCGGCTCTGACAATGTGAAACAAGTTGGTTCGGTTCCTCGTTGTATGAACTGTCGATGCACTTTCTTTGTTCGGTTCAGTAGATGGGTGCGTCGGTCACCCCGTAAGGTAAAATAGGTATGCCGCTTCCACCGAAGAAGAGACCCAGTCGTGAGCAGGACGAACGAAGACGCTGGGTCTGCGAGGACTGCAAGGCCGTCCATCAGTTTAACTTCAGCGGCGGGTGCCGGAGGTGTGGCGGTAAACTGGAGGAGGTAAAATGAAACTGGAAGACATCTGTAAGTACCTAGAACGACTTGAGGAATCAACTGATGACTCACTGGTGCAGATTGAAATATGCTCGGACTATTCAGGTTGTGTTCGCTTAAGTAATGATAGGATATTGAATAGATTTGGTGACTTGAAAGAACTAGAAACTCTGATTCAGGAGCAGACAGATGCCGGTAGCGAACCAAAAGACGAAGCTGGGACAGAAACTTGCGAAATCTGCGGATGCGAAAATAGGGAACACTACTCGACCTGTACCATCGGCTTCCCCGAGTCCAGTCTGGGCTGGACCGGAGAGTGACGCAGCGAATGGGGGATGCACTTTTTCATTATTGAGTCGCTGGCTCGTATGTAGAGAGAGATTCCGGCTGAGAGTCGTCGAGGGACTCAAGCCCGTTGACTCGTTCAATCACCGGATCGAGTTCGGTTCCTGCTGGCATATTCTGGAAGAGAACTTCGCCAGAACCGGTCAAACAGAGAAAGCGTTCAGTGATCTTCATACCTACGTCGCTTCTCTCTGTAAGAAGTACCCGCTTCAGCAGGAGCAAATTGTTCATTGGCACGACGTCTGTAAAACGACCTTTCCAATTTATTGTGACTACTGGAAAAATCATCCGGACGTCAAGGACCGAACACCGCTGCTTCAGGAGCAGGTGTTCAAGGTTCCCTACAAACTACCTTCGGGGAGGGTCGTCTACATCCGAGGGAAGTGGGACTCGGTCGACCTGATCGGGAAGGGTAAGAACGCGGGGATCTTCCTCCAGGAGAACAAAACCAAAGGAGACATCAAGGAGGAACAGATCGTTCGCCAGATGTCATTTGATCTTCAGACGATGATCTACCTAATCGCGTTAGAATCTGACAGATCAGACAGTATGGGGCATCTAGCTGCCAATGAAGAAGCAAACGGTTTTAATCGTAAAGTACCGATTAAAGGAGTTAGGTATAATGTGATCCGTCGTCCGCTGAGCGGTGGCAAGGGATCGATCGTTCAGCACAAGCCAACGAAGAGCAACCCCGCAGGAGAGACAAGGGAGGAGTACTACGCTCGTTTAGGTACAATAATTAAGGAGAACTCCGCCGATTTCTTCGCCCGCTGGCAGGTACTGATCACACCGCAGGACGTCGAGCGATTCAAGAGGGAGTGCCTCGACCCGATCCTCGAGCAACTCTGTGATTGGTGGAATTTTGTAGCTGGTAACTCACCCCCATACTGTTTTGATTATACACATACGAAGGGAATCCACTGGCGACACCCGTTCGGCGTGTACAACGTCTTAAACGAAAATGGGAGTAGCGATGTTGATCAGTACTTGGAGTCAGGCAGCGAACTTGGTCTCGTGAGAGGGGCCAAGTTGTTCGAGGAGTTGGAGACATGAAACCAGAAAATCTTGGAGAGCTAACATTGGGGGACTTTGAATTGCTGGGTGAGTTAGCTCAAGACGCGATTGACGAAGTAGACTTACGACCAAGGAGAAAACTGGTGCCTCAAGTACAAAAACAGAGTAACACGAGACCCAAGAAGAGCGGGAGCGTGCTTGATCGAATCTCTCCAGTCTCGGAGAGTGAGGTTGGCATACGGATGACGATCTACGGACAAACCAAGACCGGGAAGACGAGGCTCGCCTGCACGTTCCCCAAGCCGTTACTTCTGATCGGGGCGGAGGACGGGACGAAGTCGGTCAGCAACGTCAAGGGAGTCGACTTCGTCCGTTTACAGGCGAGTAAGGAGGTGAAGGATCTAATCGACGGGGCGATCACCGACGGCAAGTACAAGACAGTCGTACTGGACACCGCGACGAGCCTTTACGACATCGTCGTCAAGGAGATCCTGAACCTCGCGGAGCTGCCGTTGAGTCGGTCGTGGGGGATGGCGAAGAGGGACCAGTGGACGCAGGCCGCCAACATCATGAAGGAGCGACTATGGAGCTTGCTGCACGTCTCGGAGGTCCAGGGCACGAGTATCCTAATACTCGCACAGGAGAAGAACGCTAACGAGGAGAGCGAGGGGCAGTCCTCTGAGCTACTGACTCCCAACATTGGGGCGTCGGTCTCCAAGTCAGTGCGGGGCCTGCTCGACATGACGTGCGACTATATCTGCCAGACGTTCATCCGGGAGCAAACGGTCGAGGAAGTCATCAAGGGAACGAGCACGGTGATGAGCAAACTGACTGGGAAGAAGGAGTATTGCCTCCGCGTTGGTGCTCACGCTCTCTACAAAACTGGCTTCAGATTGCCTCCGGGCGGAGACGGGCTTCCGGAGGCTATAATAAATCCTACGTGGACCCAAATCGAGAAGCTAATTCAAGGAGGTTGACGTGCCCAAGGCACCTAAACGACGACAAGAGACGCCGGGATACGATCCCAAGTTCACTGGGAATGGTGAGCACAAGATCCAAAAGAGTCTGAGGGTTCTTAGCTGGAGATTCGGTGGAGCCCAATATATAACTCTTCACGACGTATTCGTGCCGGACGTCAACCCAGCGCTCGACAAGTACGAGCGAGACGTGATTTCAGGTAAAATCGAGTGCCCGTTCAAGGTCGAGCACAAGAACAAAGATGGTAAGATCGTCGCTCAGATGCCATTGAAAGTCTCGACCGCTCGGAAGTTGTACTTCAAATAAGCAAGGAGGTTGACGTGCTGGTACTCAGCAGGAAGAAGAACGAGGTGATCAGGATCGACGACAACATCAAAGTGACAGTCGTTGCCATTCGAGGTGGCAAGGTTCGCTTGGGAATCGAGGCTCCTTCCGAGATCAGAGTTCACAGGGAAGAAGTTTACTTGGCGATCAAAGTTGGGATTGAGAAGGCGAGTTAGAGTAGTTTTTGTTTCAGGTTTCCTAATCAAGAGGATGAGTCATGCCAGTCCAGAAGAGCAAGAGTGCGTTGGCAGCGAAGATCGGGGAGAAGGGAAGGAAGAGCCACGAAGCTCACAAGGCCGAGCCTCCCAAGACCGGTGGGGGCGGTGACCTACCAGGTGGGATCACTGGCGGAGTCGCTCGGTTGACGAAGTGCGGGTTCAGCAAGTATGGGACGGGGGACAACAAAGGACAGCCGTTCTTCATGGCGATGGGAGTCGTTGTTGAACCTACCGAGTATGCAGGTAGGCATACAAAAGTTGGGCCAATCGGTTTGTGCGACACGAAGAACTCTGACGGAAAAGTTACCCCATTCGACGATAACTACGCCAAGATGCTGAACGAGTTTAAGCTGCTCGGGATCAAGACCGAGACGATTGGCTTCGATGACCTTGAGAACGTCGCTTCAGCGCTGGAGACTGAGGGACCTCACTTCAGGTTTAACACGAGCGAGGGAAAGCCGACCGAGAAGTATCCCACTCCAAAAGTCTGGGAGAACTGGCGGGGTCGCTGCGAGTACAATGGCGAGGTCCAGAGCGGCGTCGAGGACAACTCGGGAGATGGGTCGGTGCCCGTAAAGGAAGAGGACCTTCCATTTGGCGATGGGCTGGATATGCTCGCGCAAGACGCCGAGAAGGGGGACAAGGCCGCTCAGACGACGATCGGTGAGCGAGCAGAGGCAGCTGGGGTTGCCGAGGAGTCGGGGAAGGCCTCGACCTGGGAGGCTTCGGTCGAGATCATCCGAGAGGCCGAGAAGAGCGCAGGGAACGGAGAAGCAGCGAGTGAGGATGCCTCCGAAGAGCCGACGAAGCCCGATCCCGTCAAGAAAGAGATGTACTACTACAAGTCGGCGAGGAACAAGACCGAGACGGCCAAGCAGTACAACTCCCGCAAGGCAGTTGAGGTCGAGGTCCTCTCAGTCGACCAGAAAGCTCGTACCGTCAAGCTGAGGGATGTCGACACGCAGAAGGAGATCAAGGAAGCGGTCGACTTCGACGACTTGCAGGACGAGGCTTGAACGAACTTGGTTCCTGGGCGTGATGTAAAGAACTCTTCTGCTTCGCCGTAGAGCGTTGCTCCATCCCCCAGGAACCTTTTATTCACATGCTCTGAGTGACTCGGGACGATCTATGACTCGACTTTACACCTCATCAGGCAGATGTCTTCCGCTGACCTCAAAATGAAGTCCGCAAGTCTGAGATCATCCCAGTTACTTTACTTTGACTGACGGTACTCGAAAGGGCCAAAGTGACGAGAGGCGAGTAAATACCGCGGATAGGTTTGCTCGTGGGTAAGTCATTCAAATGGGGCCTAAAGCCTCGCCGTTTTACCTTTATTTTGGCACTTACATACTTGACTCATCAGCAACGTCATCGCGGAAGGACGCGAAGATAACCTGCATCGGTGGTAGTTGACTCCCTGAGTCGCTGAAAGTGGCAGTGGCAAGAGACCGCAGAGGGTAAATCCGGGGACCCACACATACCCCCGGCGAGGCCCCAAGATGAAATATCTGAAAATGGGAGAGCGGGTGTCGAGTCCCGCACGTCGCTGATGAGTCAAGTATGCAAGTCTGAGATATTCCCAGTCACTATCTTCCCCCGATAGGCGGTCCGAACACGAATGTGTAGGCTGCAACTATCTTTGACACCCCTGACAACCTGGACGCTAGCGCGGCGAGTCAGAAAGGACGTCGGTAGGCTGGGGTTCAATTCCCTGGCGGGGGACTTTCATTGATTGTCGCACCGACCGCTCGTCCAGGGATGGGACGGGTGGAGGTCCTACTTGGACAAGGTCGGTGTTTTTAGCCCTGTAGCTCAATTGGTTAGAGCAGCGAACTCATAATTCGTTGGTTCTTGGTTCAAATCCAAGTGGGGCTACTGACTTCGAGGCGTCACTGAGACGCGACGCTTGGAGAAGGAGTTTACTCAGAACCTTCGCGAACTGGCGTTTACGAGATTGGTCGTACTCGGAGTCTCTTTCTTTATGCCCCTTCCTCCTCCCAAACCGAAGTCAAACAAGTGCGTTGCCTGTCAGGGAAGCGGCCGGAACAGTCGCGGAAATCTCTGTTCTCCCTGCAAGGGAACTGGAGTCAAGCAATGACGGAATCGAAGCGAGTAGGTATCGAGCAGAGTTTGACTGAAGAACTCAGGCCGATCTTTAATCAACTTTGTGAGGAATACAGATTCATAGCTCACGTTCAAGGTGGGTTTCCTTGGGTCGCATACAAGATACTGGCAGAACTTGTTCGCGGGGGATGGAGGCATACTGAAGAAGCCGAACCTGGGAGTCTACTCGCTCCGAAAAACGAGAGTGTTAAGTGACTCTCGGCGACAAGCTACGGAAGGTGGCAGCGCTGAGTCCCAAGCGGGAGTGGAAGAGACGTCCTGAAATACTTCTGTTCTCGGGGGTCGTCCAGCCCCTGCACGAAGTCTGCCCGCGGGAGATACTTGGCAGAAAATGGTGGGACCAGACCCGAAAGGAATCTTACAAGTCGACGAACTACCACTGCGTCGCTTGCGGGGTTCACAAGTCTGTCGCTGCGTATCACAAGTGGCTCGAAGGCCATGAACGCTACGAGGTCGACTACGTCAGAGGGATTCAGACGTACCTGGACACTCAGCCTCTATGTCACTTCTGCCACAGCTACTGCCACCTTGGAAGACTCAAGGCGCTGCTCGACCGAGGGGAGATCTATCATGCTAAATTCGTCGACATAGTTCAGCACGGGGACCGAGTGCTTGCGGAGGCTGGGCTGACGAAGATCGTTTACAATGGAGCGATGGCTCCGTGGTCCAAGTGGCGACTGATCCTATTCGGGAAGAAACACCGGCCGAAGTACAGATCTCTGAAGGCTTGGGAGAAGGCTCACCGATGATGCTTGCACTGGACACGGAGGACACTGGTGTAGATTTGCATCATGGGGCGCATCCGTTCTTTGTTTCCTTCTGCGACGAGGAGGGGAACAACATCTACAGAGAAGACGGAAGTCCCTTCGAGTGGAACGTCGATCCTCTCACTCGCAAGCCCCTCGTAATCTACAACGACCTGATCGAGATCCAGAAGCTGATTGATTCAGCCGACGAGTTAATTTTACAAAACCCTGGTTTCGATTGGAGAGCGTTACAGACCGTCTTTTGTGGACGACTCAAGTGGGACTGGGGTAAGGTTCGTTGCACGTTGAAAGCAGGGCATCTGCTCGCGTCTAACCAACCCCACGACCTAACGACGATGGCTCTCGTCTACTTAGGGGTCAACGTCCAGCCTTACGAAGACCGCTTGAAAGCTGCTTGTAACGAAGCACGTAGAATCGCTCGGAGCAAGTACCCCGAGTGGCGTATTGCTAAGGAGGGTCTCCCCGAGATGCCCTCGGCCAAGACAGGGTCGAAGAAGGACAAGAAGGGGGTCGAGTCGGAGAGTCCTTGGAAGTTCGATTGCTGGCTCCCCCGAGCGATCGCTCTTAAAGAGGACTACCCCAAAAATCACGCATGGTGGACAGTCTTGAGCGAGTATGGCAACTCTGACTCGACTGTAACTCTCCCTCTCTACAAAATACAAAAACAGCTCTTAGAGGAAAAAGGACTCTGGAAAATCTACGAAGAGAAGCTGAAGCTCCTCTCGATCATCACGGACATGGAGGAGCGAGGGGTTACGGCGAGCCAAAAGCGATGCCGAGAGTTGGGGAAGAGGTACAAAGACGAGTCAGCGCAAGCAGGAAGGCTCTGCGTCAACATCGCAAAAAGCTATGACTATGACCTCACTCTTCCTAAGTCCGGAAATAATGGGTCGCTTGTTAAGTTCTGCTTTGGGCCTCTTGGTTTGGAGTCTCTCAAGAAAAGCAAGAAGACGGGTGAACCTTCGCTCGACAAGGAGGTGCTTGAGCAGTACGAGATTACGCTCTCAACTCGCAGCAAGCCGTTCCACTTTGTGAGGGCAATACGGGGCAAACGTAAGAGGGACACCGCGATCGGGTTCATCAACTCCTACGCTGATAAGTTTGGAATACCGTTCTTGGATGACCCAGACTGGATGACTCTCTATCCGGGTCTCAACGATACAGGAACTGGAACTCTAAGGGGTGCGTCGTCAAATCCGAATGGACAACAAATTAGTAAGAAGGAAGACTTCAACCTCCGGTACTGCTTTGGGCCAGCACCCGGTCGGGAGTGGTACTCCTGTGACTATGAGAACATTGAACTACGCATCCCCGCTTACGAGTCGGGAGAGCGTGTGATGATAGAACTCTTCGAGAAACCGGACGAGCCTCCATACTTCGGTAGCTATCACCTGATGAATGCCTCTATTGTCTATCCTGACATCTTTTGGCCTCTAGCCGAGAAGAAGGGCGAGTTCAAAAAGAAATATGCTTCGACTTGGTATCAATACATTAAGAACTTTGGGTTCGCTGTAGGTTACGGAGCGATGCTTGGAAGCGGCACGGCTGATAGGGCTGCACACTATGCGGAGTATCTAATTCTCTACCCCAATCGACGAGGATCGGGTGGGGCGCAAGAGCAAGTTGTTAGCCGCCTTAAAGAACATTCAAAACTCAACAAGAAATATATCGACTTCGCTGAGAAGCATAACTACGTCGAGACGCTACCGGACAAGACCGTCGATCCAACTCGTGGCTACCCGATTATGTGCTCACGATCGCCGTGGGGAAAAATCAGTCCTACAATCCCCCTGAACTATCACGTCCAATCGACTGCGATGTGGTGTACGACGAAGAGCATGATTCGCTGCGCCGAGTATCTCAAGTCTTATCCATCCCACTTCATGACCCTCCAGGTTCACGATGAAATCGTCTTTGACTTCCCTCAGGGAGATAAGCGGAACGGAAGGATCATCATGATGGTAAAGAGCCTGATGGAACAGTCAGGGGAAGACATCGGTATTCCGCTAACTGTCGCTGTAAACCGCCACTCGAATAACTGGAGTGAGTCGGATTCAGATTGGAGTGTTGCAACCTAATGCCTTTACCTCCGTCGCCACCAAAACGGCAACCTCAATTCCGTCCAGTCAGACTGCACGAATGCACCCCCCTCGTGCTTGAGCATCACTACTCTCGAAGGCTACCATCGATCGTGAAGGTTTGCTACGGAGACCTAGACTACTCGCCCGTTCGTAAGTTGTGGGCTTGCTGTTTATTTTCGGAAGCAACCGGCCGTTGGGATAACGACGAGGATCTTTGGGAGTTGACGAGACTCGTGCGTTTACCATCCTATCAGACTCCTCTGACGAAGCTGATTGGTAAGGCAATCGGCTACCTCCGCCAAAACAAGTTGATGGACCTCGTCATCTCGTTCGCAGACTTGGAGGAAGACCATCATGGAGGCATCTACCAAGCGTCCTCGTGGGTCTACGACGGCCTACGCAGTGAAAGGTTGGATGGATTCAATATTGATGGGGTCTTCGTGCCGGCGAGGACGTGCAACGGTCGGTATGGGACGAGTTCCTTCAAGCAACTCGCTCAGAAGTTGGGGGCTGAGCATGTTGAAGCGCACTTTGATAATGGGAAACATTGCTATTGGAAGGCGTTGAGTAAGGAGGGGATGCAAAAGGCAATGCGACTCGGACTAAGGAGTCGTAGTTATCCTAAACCGATGCTCGGAAAGGAGATAGAGACTAACTTGTCAGTGACACCTCAGCTGAGGAAGGGGGTCATTCAATTACCGCAAACACAACGCACGTACATTAAGCCCGAGACGTTTGAGGGGGGAGTAGACATCACTGACTAAACAAAAACGCCCACGAAGAGTTGTACCTCGTGGGCGTTGCTTTGATGGGATATGAGTGATTACTCAGCCTTGGATGCAGCCTTCTCGGCTCGTTCGAGGACCTTACGACCGTCGGCCGTGATGGAGTGCATGTGGTGGCTACGTTGATTCTTGTCCGGCTGATATTCGGAGATGAACATGAGGGGTGGCTTTTGCTCCATCAAATTCCAAAGACTCTTCAGCCACGTTCCGCTGTACTTTTTGTCGATTCCGATCCCGACGGCCTCCTTGATTTGGTTCCGGTTCAACTCGCCTCGTCCGTGGTCGCGAAGCACTCGGAGGATTCGCACTTGGTCGACGTTCAGCGATCCATCGCTGTGCTTAGAGACCTTACGAGCATCGTCCTTCGCCGGCCGCTTTGTGCTCGTCTTCGTTGGCTTGGCCTTTGCCTTGTGAACGGTTGCGTGCGATTTGCCGTTCGATTGGACCTTCGCTGCTTGCTTGGCCTTCCGATTGGCTTTCTTCTGGACCTTGGTGGGAGCAGCCTTGTTGGTCTGTGTCTCTTCGGTAACGGGTTGCTCGATTGTGGGTGACTCTCCGACTGCGACGGGTGCTTCGGGTGCCATTGTTTCGCTCCAGTTTGGTTTGAGATGTTGCTGGCGTAATTGCCATCCCTGATTGTAACGGAAGACCAGTCACGTGGGATGAGAAAATCCCAGGAATTTTGCTAAAATTACGTAAGTCTTTACATAATAAGGAGAAATGATGCCAAATCAGGCGTGGTGTTCGATTTGCGGGCCATGTCCGCACCAACTCCGGGAGATTCAACTGGCGAATGAAGCTGTTGAGCCTAAACAAAAAACAGGCGGACCTCACGCGATGCTCGACCTTGAAAATGGGTTCGAGGTTGCTCGGCGAATCGCGTCATGGCTACCTCCAGCCGACAAGACACGAGCGATGAGCCAAATTGAACGAGCCGAGAAGCGGTACACTGAACAGACGAAGGCTGCAAAAACGATGGAGCAAGTACGTCATGCCAAGAGTTGAAGCGAAGGAGCCAGAGAAGTTACGTCCTTATTTATTTCATGGAGTTGATCTCTCGTGGAAGGATGGGGACGACCAGGCGACCGGGGACTGCCCCTGGTGCGGAAGAGAGGGGAAGTTCTCGATCCTGATCGAGACGGGTCAGTGGAGGTGCTTCGTCTGCTCGGAGGGCAACGAGAAGGGAGGCGGCAACGCGGTCGTCTTCCTCCGGATGCTGCATCTCAAATCGTATGAATCAACGGGTCTCCCTGCTTATTCTGAGCTGGGTGAAGAGCGTCGGCTGCTGAACGACGAGTCGCTCCTGCTGTGGGGGGCTGCGAAGTCGATCACGACTGGGGATTGGCTGCTTCCTGGCCACGGGGCCGACGGCAAGCTAAACCAGCTGTACCGCTACTCTTCGGCGGGAGGACGCAAGACGCTGCTCGCGACTCCTACGTTGGGTCACCAGCTGTTCGGCGTCGACCTCTATCAGTCGGACAAGGACGTCGTCTACCTGTGCTATTCAGATGATACTGAGGTTCTTACGTCCGGAGGGTGGACGTTATTCAAAGACCTGAGGAAGACCGACGAAGTAGCTTCATACCTCATCGACGGGTCGATCGTATTTGAGGTTCCGAAAGCGTCTCAGTGCCTAGATTACTCCGGCCCGATGGTGAATTTCAAAGCCGAATGGTGCGACCTCCTAGTGACCCCTGACCATCGGATGCTCTACAAATACTCGGGGATGAGTGTCGGAAAAGTGAGACTCGCTAAAGACCTAGGATCTCAGGTGAAACTCCCAACTACAGGAGTCTATGACACTTGGTCGACGTCGATAAGTGAGGTCGAGGCAAGACTCTTGGTAGCTTTCGTAGCCGATGGGTGCATCCGTCGCGGGTTTCAACTGGAGTTCAGTTTTCACAAAGACAGGAAGAAAGCCAGACTGAAGGGACTGTTAGACGAGGCCGGAATACCCTACAAGATCGCCGGCTATTCAAAGGGTAGGCAAGAATCGATCTTAGTCGACCGTCGTGAGGCCCCATTCTTCATGGACCACTGTCCTCAAAAGACGTGGACTGGCGAAGAGGTCAACTGGCCTCTGCCAGCTCGCCGAGCGATGATCGACGAACTCCGATACTGGGACGGCGACAGTAGCAAGAACAACATTCGGTACTTCACCTCAAAACACGAGCAGGCTAACGCAGTCTCTCGTGTCGCTGCCATCTCTGGCTACTCGTGTCAAGTGAGAGTAGAGAAAAGCGAGAGGCCGGAGTGGAGCGACGAAATCATAGTGAGTCTGATGGATAGGCAATGGAGAGGCATTAGTGCCGTTCCGATCCGTCAAGATTACCGAGGCAAGGTGTACTGTGTCACGGTTTCCTCTGGATTCGTGATAGTGAGACGGAACGGCAAGACAGTTGTCTCTGGAAATTGCGAGGGGCCTTGGGACGGGATGGCCTTGTGGGAGACGCTGGGGCAGGCGAAGGACACCGAGAAGGGATTGGCGGCGACGTCGAATCGGGACAGGAGCCTCCTAGCCACGGCGAACGTGCTCGCGGTTCCCGGCTGTACGACGTTCCTTGAGTCCTGGTTGCCGCTTTTCGCCCGCAAGCACGTCTGTCTGATGTACGACAACGACTATCCTCGGACCCACCCGACCTCCGGCAAGACGGTCGCTCCCGCAGCCTACTCAGCGATGCAACGAGTCGCTAGTATCCTCTCGGCCGCTGAGGAGCCTCCCAAGTCGATCAAGTGGCTGCGGTGGGGGCCGGACGGCTACGACAAGGACCTCGCGTCGGGATTCGACGTCCGCGACTTCCTAACGTCGGGGAGGAAGCCCCTAGCCGCCCGCCTAACGAATCTCTCGTGGCTACTCGGGAAACTATCCCCTATCCCGTCCGAGTGGCTCTCAAGTCAACCTCGCAAGCCTAGCAAGGGGTCTAAATCAACCGACCTAGAGTGCCTACCTTGCCAAGATTGGAAGACGCTGATCTCGGCCTGGCGAAAGGCGATGAAGTGGACTCCGGGACTCGACTATGCTTTTTCGGTGATGCTGGCGTCGGTCACCTCCACGAAGTCAGTCGGAGACCAGCTCTGGATCAAAGTGGTCTCGCCTCCATCGACTGGAAAAACATCGTTGTGCGAGGCAATCTCGTTGGCCAAGAAGTGGATCAAGTCGATCGACACCCTAACAGGGATCGTGAGCGGGTACCAGAAGGACAGCGAAGGTTCCGAAAACATGGGCCTCGTGTCTGAGATTAAAGATAAGACGCTGATCATCAAGGATGGCGACACGCTGCTGAGCGAGCCGAACCTTGTGAAGATCCTGTCCCAACTCCGGGCCTTCTACGATCGGTCGATACGGTCAAAGTATGGGAACATGATGTCAGCCGACCACGAGGGGATCAACACGACGGTCATCATCAGCGGTACGTCGTCCCTGCGACAGTTGGATTCGTCTGAGTTAGGGGAGCGGACCCTCGATTGTGTCATCATGGAGGACATCGACGACGAGCTGGAGGACGAGGTATTGCTAAGGGTTGCCCACCGAGCCGAGCGTAGTGCAATGATCGCATCCGATGGCTGTCCGAGCACGCACCAAACCCCTGAGATGCTAGAGGCGATGCGTCTAACTGCCGGTTACGTCAACAACCTCCGTGAGAACTCGATAGAACGGCTCTCTGAGATCGTCGTGACGGACGAAGACAAGTACCGCTGCACCCGACTCGGTAAGTTCGTCTCGTTCATGCGGGCGAGGCCCTCGAAGCGGCAGGAAGAGATGGCCGAGCGTGAGTTCGCGGCTCGGCTGGTCTCGCAGCTCGTGCGATTAATGATGTGCATGGCGGTCGTCCTTAAAAAGAAGCGAGTCGACGCAGAGGTGATGAGGAGGGTCAAGAAGGTCGCGATGGACACGGCTCGGGGGCAGACGATGGAAGTCGCTCGACACCTCTATAGAGCAGAGAATGAACGCTGCAACGTCTGCGAGAGGGTCCCGCCGAAGGTAGGAGAGACCTGCAACGTCTGTCTATCAGGCGGTCTCACAATCGGATCGATCGCCTCGTTCACGAACCACACGGAGGACAAAACACGGACGATCATGAGGTTCCTGAGACGAATCAGAGCCGCCGAGAGCTTCCAGGTCAAGACGAAGGGGATCGGTGGCGGGGTCCGCTGGAGACTGACGAAGCGGGTGAGCAGACTCTACGCCGAAGTAATGGAGGAACCTGTCCATGAGAATATGTGATCGCTGTAAAGATGATAAAGGCGTGACGCAAGTCCGTTTGTCTTTGCACTCCGTATTTGTTGACGGTGGGACAGAGAAGGCAGCGTCCTTACGAAGCTACGACGCCGATCTTTGCAGCTGCTGCGTCGCATCTCTAAAAGAAACGAAGCTCGCCCAGCTGTGGCTTTCTTTTCTTAAACTTCCTCAAGGCTAAGAGATGAACAGAGAGCAGTGGCTGACTGAGGTGAGCGAGCTATTGAAACCCGTGTTCCTGCTTCGGGGAGTCCCGATTAAGCATCGGTACAGAATCACCTGTGGCTGGCCGTGTCGGTTCGGACTCTCTATTCGGCAACGTCGCATCGGCGAGTGCCACTCGGGGTCGGTGAGCGGCGACAAGGTCTCAGAGGTCTTCATCAGTCCAACCATCGACGATCCGATCGTAGTTGCGGGGGTCGTCTGCCACGAGCTGATCCACGTCGCGGTCGGGACCAAGGAAGGTCACAAGGGGAAGTTCCGACTCGGTTGCAGATACCTCGGGATGACGGGCAAGATGACTCAAGCAATTCCCGGAGAGAAGCTAGAGGAGATACGGAAGTTGATCGAGCCTCTGGGAGAGTATCCGCACAAGGCGATGACGGTCCCCACGAAACTCGTCGCTCGGTCGATCCCGCTCATGAAGCTCATCTGCGAGTGCGGTTGCGTCGTCAGGATCTCCCAGACTGACTTGGATACGGTCGGCTTCCCGACCTGTGGCTGTGGGTTACTTTTTGGATCTGAAGAATAGTGCCCTATCCTCCCGAACGTAAGCAGACTGAGCCGACGCACCTGTACGCTCTCTGGTCGGACAAGCGGAAGTGCTACCTGAAGGAGGTCGTCAGCGTCATGACGTTCGAGGAGAGGGAGTGGGCAGAGAGGTACGCGGGGTTCGAGCACAACCGGAAGTTGAAGTACAGAGTCGTTCGGTTCGTTAAGGAGATGAGTCACTTGGCGGGAAGGAAGATGGAGAGGTTTGAGGGAGGGGAGGACGTCACTGAGAGATGATGAAAAACAAAGGATCTCTTAAAGTTAGGTTTCTGAAAAAAGTTAATAAGCATGGCCCTCGCGTACCGTTACTTGGAAGATGCTGGGTCTGGACTGGCAGCTCGTTTACTACTGGATACGGTTCGTTTTGGATGTTTGGTAAGCTGCTTCTAGCGACTAGAGTTGCTTACGAAATTTGGGTCGGCCCTATCCCAACCTTTAAATTCGTTCTACATAAGTGCGATAATCCGTCATGTGTTCGGCCTTCCCATCTCTACGTTGGAACTCAGCAGGACAACGCTGACGACCGCAAGGCCAGAGGAAGGGGAAGAGCCCACGGTGTAGAGGATAACCTGAGAACAAGGAGCCTAAACGGTAAGAGGCTAGAGGCAAGGGCGATCAAGGAAATCTGCGATATGAAATTAAGGGGGATTTCAATCGAAACGCTGGCTCATCGATTTGCCGTAAGAGAGGAAACTATCAAGGCGGCTCTAGAGCAATTAAGTCAGAGGCTTGTTGAGTGACTTTCTCTTTACCTCTTACTGTACTCTAAGTAGAGTATAGTAGTAAGAGCCTCCCCCTCCCTAGCCGAAAGAGGTACTACGAAAGTAGTTTAGTTGGGGTCGTGGGGGAAGTAAAGCCCAAAACGGTGGAGCAGTTAAAATAAACCCGAAGGAGTCCAAATGACGATAGCCCCAACAACTTTCTGGTTTCCCACAGGCAGCTCTCAGCCTCCGATCATCTCCGGCCAGTTCGTCACGACGTCCGGCACGAACATGATGCTCGGGGCGAATCGCTTCGTCGGCATCGGTGTGAACTGCACCATCTGGTCGATCGCCCGCACGACTGCTGCCAACCTCACGTCGCAGGTCAAGAACCTCGCGGTCGCTGGCGTTCGTTACGTCAGGATCAACGACGACGACGGGCTCCTGACCGAGAACCTGTTTAACTCGGGCAACGTACCACAGACGAGCACGCTTCAGCTCGACCCTCTGATGATGAACCAACTCTGCTTGTTTGTCTCGATCTGCCGGGCGAACGACATCAGGGTGCTCCCGACGTTGCACGAACTTCGGCAATGCGTCCCCTCTGACATGCCGGCCGGGATCGGTCCCGAGTGGAACGAGTTGATGACGCTCCGTTCGGGGATCGGTACGTCACCGCTCGGCACGCTTCCGCCGCTGCACTGGGTCAGCGCTCCACTGCAAGCCATGATGCTAGCGACCGACACGCAGATCATGTCCTATCCTGATCCGTACAACGGAAACAAGCCACTCGGTCAGAACGAAGCGATTCTCGGCTTCACGCTGTCGAACGAAGTGTCGCTCGTCAAGTACGGTCCCTACGGTAATCCGGTCTTCTCGTCGCTGGCATTGGCGGCCGAGCAGGCATGGGCCGCGGTTAACCACATACCGTGGACGGGACCGTACACCCTAAACAAAGCGAAAATTGCACAGTGCCTAGCGACGATCGAATCGACCGTGCTCGCCGCGCGCGTCGCCAATGCACGCAAACTGACGCCGGCTCTCATCCTTGCTAGTACGTTCTTCGGAGACTCGCCATATTCGACCCTCGTCTCACAGGAAGTCGGCGATGCCTACGACTGCCACGTCTACAGTTACGACTCGACCAGCGAGACGAACAGATTCTTGGTCGTGCCACCTGGTGCACAGCGGACGCCGTTCGCCGCAATCCTCGGCGGGTGCTCGTGGCCCGGCAAGCCACTGTGCTGCACCGAGTTCGGCTTCGTGAATCAGGCCGGCAACGCACTCGACCCACCAGCCGAGCAAGCTGTCGAGATGGCAGCAGCGATCGACACGATGCGAGAGCAAGACGTGCAGCTTGGCTCCTGCTACGCCTGGGGCGAGGGTCCGATGCAGGACGACGCATTCACGAAGACCGGCGTGTACGACATCCGCGTGAACGCTCTGCTCTGCGGCCAGATGCTGGCAGCGATCGAGCGATTCAACGATCTTACGCAGCGACCGACGACGTCAGTGAACGTGTCGCCGACGAACGGCGTCTACGGTGCACTGGTCGGGTCGCCGCTCGAATACTCGATCTACGGGCCGACGAATGACCCAGCGTTGCTGAATGTCCCAGCTGGGCAGAAGATCGTGATGGTAATCCCATGACAAAAGACCAGGGGAACCTAGTTATTGGCCTGTTGCTGATCCTCATCGGTCAGACGGAGACGAGCGGAATTTGGTGGAAGAGCGGTTGGTATCTGATCGCTGGGATCTTCTTGCTGCTTTCGTCCTTCGATCACGATGTATTTACTTCAGTCACTCGAAAAGGTTAAAATAGGGCACTTATCTACTTGGCTCATCACGGTTGAAAAATGGCGAATAAAGCTCCCAGACCTCGCAAGCCGAACATGAGCCACGATCACGGCGGCCTGGATTATGGAATCGCCCAGGCCGTTGAGATTCTCAGGGGCGGCGGCATCGAAACGATCCAATCGTGCGAGGGGGGGCCAGGCCATTCCTATCCTGAGCCAACAGTTGAGTTCCGCGGTTCGGACGCTGCCGGTTGGCATGCGATTGGTATCTGCCTTGACCACGGATTGCCGGTGTTGGAGCTGCGTCGAGTCTGGACGGTCGGAGGACTTGATCGCGTGCCGACCGGGCCTCACTGGGCGATCGTGTTCCGAGAGAGAATTGGTTTGAGATGAGTCAAGTATATAAGTGCCTAAAGTAGGTGCGTAGTCTCTCGTCGAGGCTGCTCCTGAAGACCGCGTCGGTCGGTTTGTTAAATGCTCATTCTGGCCGACGCGGTTCTTTACTCGATTGAAAGTGAACTTAAATGATCGAAATCTTCAGCGAGTGGGTCGTCGTCGGGGCTTGCCGAGTGAAGTACGGCTCGTTCAACGACCGGAAGAGAGCCGACGAGTACGCCTCGTTCATGACATCGACGAGAGGACTTACGTGTCGAGTGGTGCATCGGGATCAATTGAAATCTGTCTCAGGAGCTAAGTGATGAAGAGATTACTAATGACCGCAGCAGTGTGTCTATTTCTGGCTGGGGTGATTGCGTTTGGATTTGGAGCGATCTTAGCGTTTGGGGTTTATCACGAGGTGAACTTAACGCCGGGGCAACGGGTTGAGAGGAACCAGCAATGGAAGGTGGGGGGTGAACAAGAGGTTGCAGCGAAGGCTAAGGAGGAGCAAGATCAGAAGGATGTGAACGAGGTCATCGATTCAGTCAGAGGTAACAAGTCCCGTGAGGAGTGGAAGGAAGAACAGGCGAAGAGTTCAATTGAGCATCAAAAGAAATTGTACGGCCCACACTGGAATGACTAGAGGAAGACAGCTACTTAGGAACGAACGATGAAACTGGATGAACACGATAGAGCGGAAGCCCTCTCAATTCAGAAGATGGCAGGAAGCAAAAGAGGAAGAGACTGAGGCCGTAAGCAAAGTGTCGTTGGCAGAAGAAGAACTGAAATCGTTTGGCGTCGATCCGAATGGTCCACCAGATTGGTTAGATGACTGAAACTAAGATGTCTAAACTGGTAAGTCGGAAGTCTTCTACGGTTCTTGAGAGGGTGGTGGAAGAAATGATCTTCCTCAAGGAGGAGACCCCGTTCCGTCGTTGCTACGTCGTGGAGTGGAAGGTGAGCGGTATCGAAGGCGTCTTCAGCAAGGACTGGTGCATCAACACCCGTAGGTTTGACGACATGTGGAAAGACGACGCTCGGTTTCATCTCAAGAGAGCCGTGGAGCTGAGAGTCGCTGAACAAATTCTTGAAGGGAGCAAACGATGAAACTGTTACTGACGTTCTGTTGCGTGCTGTGTCTGAGTTCGGAGTGCCTGGCGGGTGAGCCCTCGGTCAAGGAGCTACGCAAGGCTGCTCAGGCGGCGGAATCCAAGGAGAAGGACCGCTGCTGGAGGATCGGGACTCTCCATCTGGAAGCGACCAAGAAGTACTACGCGATGCCCGGCATCTCCGACAAGGTCTTCATCATGGTCCGTGCGCAGGAGGAGGGTCTTGACAGGTACATCAAGGAGCTGGAGAAGGAGTTTGGTGTCAAGATTCAGAAGTTGGAGACTTACTGGGACGAGAAGGGCGTCAAGTCTGCCTTGGACTCGCTGACGGCCTCTCACTCCGAAGCCCAGTTCTCTGATCGGGAGCGGAAGTTCGTCGTACTGTGCGTGGCTCGGTACTACTACAATGGGGTCTACCACTTAAGCCACTATCACGATCCTGCGGAGTCCTCTCTCGTCAAGGAGGATATTGACCAACACGGAGACAAGATCGTCCCTGGTCTGATCTACGGCAGTCGGGAGGACCTGACGAACTACGTCAACGAGCTGAGGTCTCAGGTTCGCACCGTCCACCTCTCGCTGCTGAATTCTGGTAAGATCAAGGCCGAACGAGTGACCCAAAGACAGGAACGATAGTGATGGCTGTACAGTACATGGAGACCCTGGACACAGTGGAAGGAGTCAAGAGAGAGCTTGGGCGTCTGGAAGCAGAACGCAGTGGTCTCAACAGGCAGATATCAGAATTGAATAGTTCGCTAGAGTCGACAGTAGAAGGTGACAGGATATTCTACTTCGTTGATGATGACACGTTGGCGCTCTCGGGCTCTGGTAACAGTGGATTCCTGAAACGATCCGCAGATGGTGAGGAATTAAAAGTTGTTCTCCATGTTTGGATGAGCTAAAGAAGAGACTGATGGAAATTACGATAGTTCAGTGGGAGATCAGTCCTCCGATTACACTACATTTCCAATGGCCCCCTTTAGGGAATAAACTGATGAAAACTGAGACGAGTGAGAAGGTTCAGCTGAGGCCGATCGGGGAGCAGGTTCTGATCAGGAGGGACGACGCCGAGGAGAAGAGTCCAGGAGGGATCGCCTTCGCTGACAGTTCAAAGACGAAGCCCAGTCGAGGCAAGGTGATCGCGGTCGGGACTGGGCTCGTGAAGGAAGACGGGTTCGTCGTGCCGACGCAGGTCGCCGTGGGTGACCGAGTCGTGTTCGGGGTGTATGCCGCGCAGGAGGTCGAGATCGAGGGAACCGAGTTGCTCCTGGTCAAAGAGTCCAACATCTTCGCTGTCATTGAAGGGAAAGAGTGATGAAGAACGAACGACGCATCATGCCTGAGGAAGCTTGGGAGGCCTACTGTCTATCAAGACTTGAGCCAGCGCATAATCAGTACTCCAGGTGCATTATCGGCGCGATTTCTAGGGTTTCTGGCGTCCCTGAGGGGAAAGAGAGTTCAGCCGCTGAGAAGGCTTATGGATTCTCTTACTCAATCGGGTTCGGGATCTTCGGGGTGGGTCTTGGCGGGTCAAAAGACAGCCGGGTCAAGTTCAATAGGACGAGATCCGTTCTTCTCTAGCTGTCTATACCGATCTCATTGCCGATCATCCTCCTGTTCTACCTGTTCTGTCTCTCCACGAAGCGAGGACGGCTCGGAATCGAGGACGGCAAGAACGCATGGACTTACGTTTGGGCGTGTTGGAACTTGATCGGCAGGAAGTGGCCCGAGATCCTAGAGAAGTCGTTCGTCAAGGAGTCCAACATTTTCGCTGTCATTGAAGGGAAAGAGTGATGGCCGACAAGAGAAGCTTCGATCGATGTATTGACAACATCAGCTTCAACGAGGTTCGCGATGAGTTCAATGAACTGTGGGATCAGTCTCTTCAACTCGAAGCGGAGAGAGACTCACTGAAGGAAGAAGTTGAGAGCCTCAAGGAGCAACTCGAAGAGCAGGAGAAACTGATAAATGGCGAATTCGGTATGCGAAAGAAGGATCATTACAACGACGTTGGACCGGGAGAGACCCACTGCGAAAAGGGCGATCCGATGAAAGAACAGACTTACATGGCACCTCAGCTGCATACGGCGCAGCATCTGCTCGCGCTCAGCGGGCATAACCTGGAGTATGCGATCCAGACGTTGCAGATCGTAGCTCATCTCGGTTGAAAGGATTCTCGGCATGAATAACCTAACTAACGATCCGCGATCGAATTTTTCGTTGAATCCAAATCTTCGTAAAGTAGTCAGCGTTGATGGTAGAGTTGTCGAGATTGATTCGATGGCTGCGAAGGACGGGCGGAGGTGTCCTGTGTGTGATAGTCAGTCGTGTACGAAGGCGTGGGACGATTGTGCGAGTTGTGACACGGAGCGAGGGAGCGGCTGATGGCTTGGGACGAGTTCTATCGCAAGCTGGAGAAGAAGGTCTTAGGTGACGTCTTGGGAGAGTCCTCGTTCACGAACTCGGCTGTGAGTACATCTGACTTCAGTCTGGAGTCGGTCAAGCGGACGATGGACGAACTCAACGGGTTAATGAAGCACGGCGCTGACGTCCTCTTGCTGACGAGCGAGGTCTTCGATCTGCTGAAGGTCGTAGTGCCTGCCGCTGAGTCGGTGTCTGGCGTGTCTGTCTTCGGGATTCCGTATGAGGTGTTCCCGACTCTGGCTGAGTTGGGTGTCAGAGCGATGGAGCTGTACGAACAAGGTAAGCGGGTTGCGATCGTCGACAGGTAATGTCCTATGCCAAATCAACTGATCAAGGTCTGCGATCACTGCGGTTACTACTACGTGAGCTGGCCAGGTCGAGAAGCTTCCTCTTACTATCGAAAAGAAATTGGATCTCGATTCTGCGGGCGCTATTGCTACCATGAAGCCCGAGTCCACGCCAAGGCGGGAAGAGAGATATACCTCTTACTGTATGAGTACGAAACTAGCTATCCAAGTGACAATCTTGTTGTTGGGGTGAGCTTGAATCCTAGAGTTTTTCATAGTACTGGTACTCAGCAAGTCTTTGTGTCGTTTGTCGTAGAAAACTGGAACTTAAAGAAGGAAATGACATGGTTAAGAATTCAGGAACAGCAAGTGATCGTTTGTCGACTGACGAAGATCGTAACGGAGTTGCTTCTCGTTCGGGCACCGGGCTTGACTCAATGCGAGGACTCCGAAGCAGAGAAGTTCTTGCGCAAGGCGTCGAGAGCGTTGCGGGAGCAGCTCGACTGGCTATTGCAACTGCAGAGGACATGGTCCATGGCTGCTTGAGTCCGCACGAGGCGACTGTGTTGAACACAACGGCTGGGAGGATCTTGAAGGCATCTGAGTTGTACCTCAAATACGCGAGGGCAGACAATAAGCAACTCGGGCTTCCTAAGTGACTACGCTTGTCAAACCAACGGGCGGAAAGGACTCCGCTCTTCTCTTGTTGTGATCTAATGTGGATAAGAGGTTAGAGTCAGTTAACTTCTATTTACTGAGATGCGATGGGAACGACACTGCTGAAGAACAAGAAGTCCGGTGTCAGCATTGATTCGCTGCCGCAGCAGATGCAGGCGTTCGTGATGGCGATCATGGGGCAGTCGCTCTGGAACTTCGCGGAGGCTGCCCGTACTGCTGGTTACAAGCACGCGAAGATCGCCGCCAATCGTCTGATCCACGATCCACGAGTCGCTGCTGTCTTGGGTCGGGAGATGCGTCGTCGCAACGAACGAGCGAGGATGACTGCCCTGGAGATCGAGGCTCAAGTCGAGTACGAGTCGTTCTTCGATTTCATTGACCTCTGCGACGAGGACGGGTTCATCGTGACAGACGACTTGAGGAAGATTCCAGCTGAGGTTCGTCGTTGCATCAACGGCGTCGAGGCGATCGAGATCGAGCACCGAGATAGAGACGGAAACGTGACGGATGTCGAGCGTAAGATGAAGCTGAAGGTCATCGACAAGATATCAGCACAGAACCTGTTAGCTAAGATCCGCGGGATGGTCAACCCGACCGAGAACAACGTGACGTTGAACGTCGGAGTCGTTCAGCAGGTTCTCGCCGAGAGGGTCGAGGAGCGGGGCAAGAGTCACCTGATCAAGGCCAGGATCGAGCAGGAGAAGACGAAGTGACATACGAGTTCGCTCTGTTCTTGACCTTAGTTGTCATGCTGCTACTCGCGATCTACTGCGGTCGTCCGGCTCTGGTCGACAGTTCAGGGATGAGGGTCTATTACCGAGGAAAGATCAGAAGCGCTCGTTGGGCTCTTGTTAATGGCGTGAGGTTGGGAGCTACAAGAACTGTAGACTTCAAGACTTTCATGCCAGAGAAACTGAGAGAGTACGACAGGAATCAGAACGCTCCTCCAAGGATGGTCGAGATCCCAATCGAGGAAGACCCAATCCACATGTACAAAGAACAGTACCAAGCAGAAGATGGCACCTGGTTAGATAGGGATTTTTAGTTTGATAGACGTCATACAGCGTACAGTCGGCGACTACGACCTTCACGAGTGGGCCATGAAGCCGCTCGCGTTCGCTAACTGGCTGTGGCCCGACGTCTCGTTCTACGAGCAGCAAGAAGAGATCATCGAGTCAGTGAGGGACGTCAAGGAGACCTACGTCGTCGCTGGGAACAAACTCGGCAAAGACTTCGTCGCCGGGTTCATCGTGCTGTGGTTCTTCCTGACCCGCAATCCTTGCAAGATCATCACGACGTCCGCCAAGGACCAGCATCTCATCGTCCTCTGGAGTGAGATTAGTTGGTTCATTCGTCACGCTCGCTTCCCGTTGGACTACGAACGTGGTGGAGTCCTCAAGGTCAACCAGCGTGAGCTGTGGAAGTACGAAGGCAACGCGATAGACAAGGGGAGCTACGTTCAGGGCATGGTAGCCTCCGACGACTCAATCGCCGCGATGGGGGGTCACCACGCGGTTCCCAAGATCCCTGACGGATTGCCTCACAGCCTGTTCCTGACGGACGAAGTGAGTTCAGTTAGGAACGCCTGCTACGACGTCGCCTCCGGCTGGTTCGAGCGGGGCTTCTTCTTCGGTAACGCTTGGGAATGTAACAACTGGTGGAAGACGAACTTCAAGAAGGGCGACCTGAGGATCTCGGTCTAGGAGCGAGCGATGTTGAGAAGAGACTTCCTGAAGTTCTTGGCGTGCGTTCCTATCCTACCAAATTTGATGACTGCTGGGTCTTCTCCGAGAAGGGCCGTGTCGATGGGTGTCGTAACGAGAGAGACGACTAGGCTCGTCAGGAAGTGCATTCGTATCAAGGCTGAGGACAGTCCCAACGTCCAGCTCGGATTGGCTCAGCGCGCGAGAGGGATTGCGCCAACCAATGAGGTGATCGTTCCTGGTGTACTGACTTATGCAGAGTATGTTGAGAGGCGAGCCACGAAGGACAAGGTTTGGCAGTGCGTCTCCCTCGACGCCGACTGGTATGAGGGTGCCGAGAACCTGCTGTATCCTCCCGAGTGGCTGAACTACGCTGAGACGGTCGCTGACCAATTGGAAGGAACGAACCGAGTGGCGACTTCGATGGGCGTCGACCCTGGCGAGGGAGTCGCCTCGACCGTGTGGTGTATCATCGACAAGTTGGGCCTGATGCACTTGCTCTCGCTGAAGACACCTGATACCTCAACGATCCCAGCCCAGACGATTGCCTTGCTAAATACATTCCACCTGTCTCCTGAGAAGTGCTTCTTCGACCGCGGCGGGGGCGGCAAGCAGCACGCGGATAGACTGAGAACATTGGGCTACGACGTCCAGACGGTCGCGTTCGGTGAGACGGTGACGCAGGAGCTGAAGCGAGGGATGACGCTGTTTCCTGAACGTAAAGAACTACAGGAAGAGAAGTACGTCTACAAGAACCGGCGAGCACAGATGTACGGGGAACTCTCACTGCTGCTCGACCCCCAGTTTGACGTTTCAACGGGGCTTCCTAAAAGAGAGATAACCTTCGCGCTGCCGAGACGCTATACTGAGCTACGGAGGCAGCTCGCTCCCGTGCCGAAGTGGTACGACGACGAGGGTAGACTGTTCCTGCCTCCGAAGCAGAGGAAGCCCGGACTGGTGAACGAGCAGAAAACCAAGACCATGATCGACTTGATCGGTTGCAGTCCAGACGAAGCTGACGCGCTCGTCTTGGCCGTCTACGGGTTACAGGTCAAGCCTCAGATGGTCGCGGGGAGGGCGTTCTGATGAGAGCAGAAAAGGTTGGGGGTCGCTGGGATGGATTGAAATCCGAACTGACGTCTTCAAGTCCGTCCGAGTTGGACGAAGTCACGTCGCTCGGAGACTTTGACACAGAAGCGGCTCAGTTCAGGAAGATCCTCGAAGAGAAACCTGAGCTACCGACGAACGCCTTCTCTCGGTCTTGGTACAATCAGTTCAACAGGCTCTGCGTTCTAGTCGGAACTCAATCTGGCGTCAGTCAAACCGAGGACTACGAAGCGAGGAAGCTACTTCGCGAATCTCACCCAGAGTACGAGGAAGTATGGAACCTGATGGATGACTTGATCTTCAGTGGTTATTTTCTCAAGCGACCGTCGTGGGAAAGAAACGACTGACCAACTCATGGACGACAAAGAACTTCTCGACCTTCTCAACCAAGTCAGAGACTCGCCTGTCGCTCTTCCTCCTCAGTCGTCTACAGGACGCACAAAAGAGGCGACTGCCTACGACTTGGCCCTGCGGGAGTTCGATCTGAACCAAGCAGAGTACGACGAGGAGATGCGACTGCTGAGTCAGCCGAACGACGAGAACGAGGCCTGGCGAGACGCGATGAGAGAGCAGGGGAGACTGTGATGACTACCGAGAGTGAGAACGCTTGGGCCGACATTCACAAGGCTGAGTATGCCCGAGAGAATTGGACGTTCACGCGAGTCGTGTCTCTCTCTAGTTTCAAGCAACTACGTCGAT